ATGGCGGCAGCGCGGGCGAGGGTGCGGCGCCCGGTGGCGCTTGATCCGATGATCTTTGCGCCGAGCGGCGAGACGTGGGCCTCGGTGCGGACGCTCTACGAGGGCGGGGCGCTGGCGAAGGTGTCGGTGGCGCGGCTGGCGGGGATGGGTGCGCCGGCGCTTCGGGAGCGGGCCAGGCGGGAGGCGTGGCGCGGGGCGCCGGGGGGCGGTGGCGCGCCGAAATCGGTCGCTGCCGTTGCACCGCCGCCGGCTGCGCCGGCGGCGGCCCTCCCCGGATCGCTGCGCGATCCGACCCTCCCACAGAGGGAGGGTGGGTGCCCCGGATCGAGAGCACGGCAAGCACTTCCGCGGGGGGCGGGCGGGCGCTTTGCGAAGGTTGCGGGCGTTGCACCCCCGCCGGCTGCGCCAACGGCGGCCCTCCCCGGATCGCTGCGCGATCCGACCCCCGGAACAAGTCCGGGGCAGGCTCTCCCACAGGGGGAGGGTGGGCGGCCCGATCTGGGGGTGGAGAGCGGGGCCGCCGTATCGGCATCAACCCTATCGCCGACCTCCACCGCCCCCGATCCGCGGACGCAGTCGGGGCGGGCGGCGCTGGTGGACCAGCTCTACGGGCTGTTTGCGGCGCAGCTGGCGGCGGCCGGGGCGGATGGGCTCGGCGGGGCGCTCGAGCAGCGGATGCGCTCGCTCGCCACCTTCGCCAAGACCCTCGACGCCCTGGTCGACCTCGACCAGCGGCTCGGGGCGCCAGCCGGGACCGGGGAGGCGGACTTCGATGCCTATCGCGCCGAGCTCGCCCGCTGCCTCGCCGGACTGGTCGGAGAGGGAGGATGAGGGAGGGGGCGAGGGCTCCCTTCTCCCAGCAGGGCTGGGAGAAGGTGGCGCGCAGCGCCGGATGAGGGCCGGCGCACGAAGTGCGCCGGTGGCGGCGGACGGTGAGCGATCCCCCGCGGTGCTGGCGCACCGCGCGCCCTCACCCGCCCTTCGGGCACCCTCTCCCACCCTGCGGGCGGGAGAGGGAGATGCCTCCTCCGGCCTGCCCTCAGGTGATCCGAGGCAACTTCGCGCTGCAGTCCGGGCGTGTGTCGAGCGCGGCGACGGGCCCGCGCTGCTGGCGCGGATGGCGCCCCGGCACAGCGCGCAGTTCCTCGCCGACTGGGCGATCTGGGCGCGCGACGACCAATGGCGGTTCGAGGGCGACTGGCGGACCTGGCTGGTGCTGGGCGGCCGCGGCGCCGGCAAGACGCGGCTCGGGGCCGAATGGGTGCGCGGCATCGCCACCGGCAGGCCGCCGTTCGCGACCCGGCCGAGCCGGCGCATCGCGCTCGTCGGCGAAACGTTTGCCGCCGTGCGCGAGGTGATGATCGAGGGGGAGTCGGGCTTGCTCGCGGTGCATCCGCGTGGCGAGCGGCCGACCTGGCAGCCCTCGCGGCAACGGCTCGAATGGCCGAACGGGGCGGTGGCGCAGGCATTCTCGGCGGAAGACCCCGAGGCGCTGCGCGGGCCGCAGTTCACGGACGCCTGGCTGGATGAGGCCGGCAAGTGGCGACAAGCGGAGGCGACCTACGACATGCTGCAGTTTGCGCTGAGGCTCGGCGAGCGGCCGCGCCAGATGGTGACGACGACACCGCGGGCGACGCCGCTGCTAAGGCGGCTGATCGCCGAGGCCGGCACGCTGGTAACGAAGGCGCCCACAGTGCTCAACCGCGATTTCCTCAGCCCCGGGTTCCTGGCTGGGCTGACGGAGCGCTACGGCGGCACGCGGCTCGGCCGGCAGGAACTCGAGGCCGAGCTGGTCGCCGACCGGCCGGACGCCTTGTGGCGGCGCGAGGCGATCGAGGCCGGCCGGGTGGTGCGGCCGCCGGAGATCACCCGGACGGTGGTGGCGGTCGACCCGCCGGCCTCGAGCGGCGCCGGGGCGGACGCCTGCGGCATCGTCGCCGTCGGCAAGGGGGTCGACGGGCTCGCCTATGTGCTGGCCGACGCGACGGCTTCGGGGCTCAGGCCGGCCGAGTGGGCGGGGCGGGCGGCGACGCTCTATCGCCGCCTCGGCGCCGACCGGCTGGTCGCCGAGGTCAACCAGGGCGGCGAGATGGTGGCGGCGGTGTTCGCCGAGGTCGCCGGCGACGTGCCGGTGTCGTCGGTCAGGGCGACGCCGGGCAAGTGGCTCCGGGCCGAGCCGGTGGCCGCCCTCTACGAGCAGGGGCGGGTGCGGCATGTGGGTGCCTTCGCCGAGCTCGAGGACGAACTCTGCGATTTCGGCCCGGACGGACTGTCCTCGGGGCGCTCGCCGGACCGGCTCGACGCGCTGGTCTGGGCGGTGACGGCGCTGATGCTCGGGAAGCGCGGGGAGCCGCGGGTGCGCGTGGGGTGAATGGCTCGGCAGTCGGCAGTGGGCAGTGGGGCGGAACATTGGCCGATGTCCCCTTCTCCCGGCCGGAGGCGGGGAGAAGGTGCCCGAAGGGCGGATGAGGGCGCGCCACGAAGCGGCGCGGTGGCCCAATCGACAGGGGATGCGTTTGGCTTCGGCGCGCTCCGCGCGCCGCCCTCATCCCCCTGCCGGGACCTTCTCCCAGCGGGGCTGGGAGAAGGGGGCCGCCGCTGCCGCAGTGGCTAAAGCAGGGGGCGAGCGGATGCAGAAGCGGTGGTTCGGGCAGCGAGTGCGAGCGGCGGGAAACCCGACCGGGGCGGCCATGACGGCGGGTGTGCCTGACGTCGCGTTTGCGGCGCCACCCCTAGAGGCGAAGGCGTCGCGGACGGGGGCGCTGGTGGCGTGGTCTTCGCCGGGGCGGCCGGTGTGGACGCCGCGGGATTATGCGGCACTCGCCCGCGAAGGGTTCGGGCGCAATCCGGTGGTCTATCGCTGTGTGCGGATGATCGCGGAAGCGGCCGCCTCGGTGCCGTGGATCGTCTACGAGGGCGAGCGCGAGGCGAGCGAGCATCCGCTCGCCGCGCTGCTGACGCAGCCGAATGCGCGCGCTTCCGGGCGGACGCTGATGGAGGCGGCCTATGGCCACCTGCTCGTCGCCGGCAACGCCTATCTGGAGGCCGTCGCCGTCGAGGGGGCGGTGCGCGAGATCCATGCGCTCAGGCCCGACCGGATGCGCGTCGTGCCGGGGGCGGACGGCTGGGCGGAGGGCTACGAGTATTCGGTGGCGGGGCGGACGGTGCGCTTTCCCGGCGAGGCGGCGGGTGGGGTCAGGCCGATCCTGCATCTGTCGCTGTTCCACCCGCTCGACGACCACTACGGCTTCGCGCCGATCGAGGCGGCGCAGACGAGCCTCGACGTCCACAACGCCGCCGGCGCCTGGACGAAGGCGCTGCTCGACAATTCGGCGCGGCCGTCGGGGGCGCTCGTCTATGCGGCGGGGGAGGGCGGCAATCTCACCGACGAGCAGTTCGAGCGGCTGAAGCGCGAGCTCGAGGACGGCTATGCCGGGGCGCGCAATGCCGGGCGGCCGCTGGTGCTCGATGGCGGGCTCGACTGGAAGGCGATGGGGCTGTCGCCGAAGGACATGGACTTCGCCGAGGCGAAGGCGTCGGCGGCGCGCGAGATCGCGCTCGCCTTCGGCGTGCCGCCGATGCTGCTCGGCATTCCCGGCGACAACACCTTTGCCAACTACCAGGAGGCGCACCGGGCGCTGTGGCGGCTGACCGTGCTGCCGCTGGTCGGGCGGACGGCGGAGGCGCTCGGCGGCTGGCTGGGGCCGGCCTTCGGCGAGGGCCTCCGGCTCGGCACCGATCTCGACGCGGTCGAGGCGCTGTCGGCCGAGCGCGAGGCGCTGTGGGCGCGGGTGGGCGCGGCGGCGTTCCTGTCGGACGACGAGAAGCGGGTGGCGGTGGGGTACGGGGTGCGGGCGGGCTGAGGGCGCGCCGCCCGGGGCGGGTGACGGCGCGGGTGCCAAGGCGGCCGGGTACCGGTCTCACGCGGAGCCGGCGCACAGCGGCAGCTCAGGCGACGACGCGGTTGCGGCCGGACTGCTTGGCGACATAGAGGGCGGCGTCGGCGCGGGCGACGGCGGGCAGGATGCTTTCCTCGCCGGGGCCGACGGTGGCGATGCCGATCGAGACGGTGAGGCCGAGCGGGATGTCGCCGGCCGAAAACGGCTCGCGCTCGACCGCGTGGCGCAGGCGCTCGGCGAGACGGCGGGCCGCCTCGAGGTCGGAGCCGGGCAGCACGCCGGTGAACTCCTCGCCGCCATAGCGAGCGACGAGGTCGCGGTCGCCGAGGATGCCGCGCGCGATCGTGGCGAAGCGCATCAGCACGGCGTCGCCAGTGTCGTGGCCGTGGCTGTCGTTGACGAGCTTGAAGGCGTCGATGTCGGCGACGAGGACGGCGAGCGGCGGGCGCTCCGGCGACGGGTCGGCGAGGTGGCGCGAGGCCGCGAGCAGCAGGCCGCGGCGGTTGAGGAGGCCGGTGAGGGGGTCGCGCGTGGCGAGCCACTCGAGCTCGCTGCGGGCGCGCTCGCCGGCCAGCGCGAGCAGCGCGACGTTGCAGAACAGGCTGCAGATCTGATCGAGGGCGAGCGCAAGGACTTCGCTGCTGACCGGGGGCTGGTCCGGTCCCGCCTCGGCCAGCGACAGCATGGCGGCTGCGACGAAGCCAGCCACATAGACGAGGAAGGCGCCGGCGGCGACGATGCGCGAGGCGAGCCGGCGACGGTCCGGCGGCGACAGCAAATCGCCGACGAAGACGAGGCAGCCGACCGAGAAGCCCACGAACGCGGCGGCGAAGGCGAGGCCTTCCGTCCCGCTCGCGACGAGGACCCCGACATAGGCGACGGGGGCGGCGAGGGCGGAGACGGCGACGAGCCCCGGCGGTATCGGGCGGCGGTCGAAGCGGCGCAGGCCCACCCACAGCAGCGTTAAGCCGAGGCCGAACAGGCCGTAGGCGAGGAAGCCGCGCGCGGCACCGAGATATTCCTCGGGGGCGCCGTTCATCAGCACGACGAGGAAGCCGGCTGCGATCAGCGTCGCGCTGAGGCCCCAGTCGCGCAGATAGAGGTCGCCGCGGTCGCGCAGCCACATCGCCAGGAAGACGAGCGCGTAGCTCGCCCGCATGGCGAGGCCGGAGACGAGCAGGGTGTGGCCGTCGAGTTCCACGCGGGGTTGGCTCCAGTCGCCGTGCGGCGAAGCTTTACCACCGTGCGGGGCGGAAAAACGGCGGAACGGAAAAGCCGGGGGGCGATGGCCGCGGCGGCGGTCGTGGACTGCGGGAGGCGGCCGATGGACCCGATCACCGAGAACGTCACGGCGCGCGGCGACCTCGCGCATCTGGCGCTGTTCCTGTGGGCGAGCGGGGCGAGCGGGCTGCTCGCCTGGTCGCTGAAGGAGCTCGCCCAATCCAACCGCCGCTTCAACGACTTCGTCGCCGAGATCGCGCGGCTGACCGCGCTGTTCCGCGACCGTGACTGAGCGATGGGCGGGGCGCTTCGCCCGGCCGGCACGACAATCGACAGACGGGGGACTTCCATGCAGCGGCTTCTCGCGGGGTTCGGTTGGCGCCGGGCCGACGATCATCGGCGCGTCTTCGCGGCCTTCGCCGGCGTTTTGGCGCGGCTGCTCGCGCCGCCCGGACGGCACACCGTCGGGGAGCGGCGATGACCGGGCTGGCCGCGACGGGAGCCGTCGTCGAGGGCTATGCCAGCCTGTTCGGGCGGGTCGACATGGGGCGCGACCGGGTGGCGCCGGGGGCCTTCCGCCGCTCGCTCGCCCGGCGCGGCGTGGGCGGCGTCAAGCTGCTCTGGCAGCACGATCCGGGCCGGCCGATCGGCCGCTGGACGGAGATCGCCGAGGATGGCGTCGGCCTAAAGGTGCGCGGCCGGCTCTTGCCGGAGGTGGCGCAGGGGCGGGAGGCGCTCGCGCTGATCCGCGCCGGCGCGCTCGACGGGCTGTCGATCGGCTTCCGCACGGTCCGGGCGCGGCGCGAGCCGACGACGGGGGTGCGGGAGCTCGTCGAGATCGACCTCTGGGAGATCTCGCTGGTGACCTTTCCGCAGATGCCGGGAGCGCGCCTCGCGCTCGCCGGGGGGGCCGCCGGCCGGACGGGCCGGCTTTCGCTTTCCACGAAGTGAGGGACGAGACAGATGGACGTGAGCGTGAGCGCGCCGGAGACGAAGGCCGCGGTGCCCGAAGCGGGGGTGGCGGAGGCGTTCGAGACGATGATGGGCGCCTTCGAGGCGTTTCGCGAGGTGAACGACCGCCGGCTCGACGAGATCGAGCGGCGCGGCGGCGGCGACGTGGTGACGGTCGAGACGCTCGGTCGCATCGAGGCGGCGCTCGACGAGCAGAAGCGGCGGCTCGACCGGCTGGCGCTGAAGGCGGCCCGGCCGGGGCTCGGCGCACCCGGCGAGACGGGGGACGCCTCGGCGCGCGAGCGCAAGGCGGCGTTCGAGACCTATGTGCGCACCGGCCGCGAGGACGCCGCCCGCAGCCTCGAGGCGAAGGCCTTGTCAGTGGGAACGCCCGCCGACGGCGGCTACCTGGTGCCGGACGAGACCGAGCGCGAGATCATGCGCCGGCTTTCCGACATCTCGCCGATCCGCCGCATCGCCGGCAGCCGGCAGGTCTCGGCCTCGGTCTACAAGAAGCCGTTCTCGGTGGCGGGTCCGGCGGTTGGCTGGGTGGCGGAGACGGCGTCGCGGACGCAGACGGCGACGCCGACGCTCGCCGAACTCGCCTTCCCGACGATGGAGCTCTACGCCATGCCGGCGGCGACGGGGCAGCTCCTCGACGACGCGGCGGTCGACGTCGACCGCTGGATCGCCGAGGAGGTGGAGACGGCCTTCGCCGAGCAGGAGGGCGCGGCCTTCGTCAGCGGCAACGGCACCAACAAGCCGACGGGCTTCCTCGCCGTCGACACGGTGGTGGACGGCTCGTGGGAGTGGGGCAAGCTCGGCTATCTGGTGACCGGGGTGAGCGGCGGGCTCGCCGCCTCGAACCCGTCGGACATCCTCGTCGACCTCGTCTACGCGGTGAAGGCGGGCTACCGGCAGAACGCGCACTTCGTCATGAACCGGAAGACGCAGGCCGCGATCCGCAAGCTGAAGGACGCCGACGGCCACTATCTCTGGCAGCCGCCGGCGAGCGCGGGGGCCGAGGCGACGCTGATGAACTTCCCCGTCGCGGAAGCCGAGGACATGCCGAACATCGCGGCGAACTCGCTGTCGGTGGCCTTCGGCGACTTCAAGCGCGGCTATCTCGTCGTCGACCGGATGGGCGTGCGGGTGCTGCGCGACCCCTACTCCGCCAAGCCCTACGTCTTGTTCTACACGACAAAGCGGGTGGGCGGCGGCGTCCAGGACTTCGCGGCGATCAAGCTGTTGAAGTTCGGCACGAGCTGACGGCGCCGGGTCCTCCCGACCTTTGACGGGGTGTTTCCCGAAGAGGACTGCGCGGCCGTCCGCCGCGGCCGGGCAGTGCCCGGCCGCGGCGCGTTCTCGAGCGAGTTCCTGCGCGGCCGGGTGGGGGATCCCCCCCGCCCGCGGCGACTTCTTCTTCCTTTTCTCCCTTTCATGAGGTGCCGCATGACGGCTTTCCTCGTCCGCCCTCCGGCGGTCGAGCCGGTGAGCCTTGCTGAGGCGAAGGCGCACCTCCGGCTCGACCACGATGCCGAGGACGATCTCGTCGCGGCGCTGATCCCGGCGGCGCGCGGGCTCGTCGAACATCGCACCCGGCGCGCGCTGATCGACCAGGGCTGGCGCATCGCGCTCGATCGCTGGCCGCGGCGGACGCCGGTGCGGCTGTCGCCCGGGCCGGTGACGTCGGTGGAGGCGGTCACCGTGTTCGACGGCGACGGCACGCCGCACGTTCTGGCGGCGGACGAGACCACCGTCGACCTTCCCGGCGGGCGGCTCATACCGGGGCCGACGGCGCGGCGGCCGGGTCGGGCGCTAAACGGCGTCGAGATCGATTTTTCCTGCGGTTCCGGCGAGACGGCGGACGCCGTGCCGGAGCCGCTGCGGCAGGCGATCCTGCTGCTCGTCGGCCACTGGTTCGAGGTGCGCGAGGCGGCGAGCCTCGGCGTCATCGCGAGCCCGGTGGCGCTCGGCTTCGAGGCGCTGGTGGCGCCCTTCCGCATGGTGCGGCTGTGAGCGCCGGGGCGCTGCGGCGGCGGCTCGTCATCGAGCGGGCGACTGGGTCGGCCGACGGCGGCGGCGGGCGGGAGATCGCCTGGGAGGCGGTCGCCACGGTGTTCGCGGCGGTGCGGCCGGTGCGCGCCGAGGAGCGCGACGAGCTCGGCCGGCTCGACGGGATGGCGACGCATGCGGTGGAGGTGCGCGCCGGCGTCGATCTCGTCGGCGGCGACCGGCTTCAGTTGGGCGAGGCGACGCTGCGGGTACTCGCCGTGCGCGAGGCGGATGCGCGTGGCCGGCGGCTGCTCGCGCTCGCCGAGGAGGCGGGGCGATGAGCGACCCGGCGTTCGCCCTGCAGGCGGCGATCCATGCACGGCTTGCCGAAGATGCGGCGCTGACGGCGCTCGTCGGCGCGGGGCGCATCCACGACGGGCCGCCGCGGGCGGCGGCCTTACCGTTCGTCGCCTTCGGGCGGTGGCGGGTGCGGCCGCTCGATAGCGCGGGCGGCACGGCGCACGAGCACCGGCTGGAGCTGGTGGTGCGCTCGGTCGCCGGTGGCCGGCGGGAGGCGTCCGCGATCGTCGATCGGGCTGTCGCGGCGCTGGGCGAGGCGGGGTTGGCGCCCGACGGGCACCGGGTGGCGAGCCTGGCGCTCGTCGAGCGCACCAGCGGCGAGGGGCGCGACCGGCGCTCGTTCGAGGTGGTGGCGGTGCTGCGGGTCGTCACCGAGCCGGTGGCGTGAGGCGTTCGGATTTTCAGAGGAGAGGCGGATGGGCGCGCAGGCGGGCAAGGACCTGTTGCTGAAGGTGGATTCGACCGGCAGCGGGCCGTTCACGACGGTGGCGGGGTTGCGGGCGCGCCGGCTCGCCTTCGACGCGGCGACGGTGGATGCGACGGATTCGGACTCGTCCGGGCGCTGGCGGGAGCTTCTGGCCGGGGCCGGGGTGAAGCGGGCGAGCATCGCCGGCTCCGGACTGTTCAAGGACGCCGAGTCCGACGCGTTGGTGCGCTCGCTGTTCTTCGCCGGCACCATCCGCGACTGGCGGGTGATCGTCCCGGATTTCGGCCTGGTGACCGGGCCGTTCCAGATCACCGGGCTCTCCTATGGCGGCGACCACGACGGCGAGGTGACGTTCGAGCTCGCGCTCGAGTCTGCCGGGGTTCTGAATTTCCAGGCCGACTGAGGGGCGCGGCGGGGGGGGGGACGCGATGGCGAACGGGGTGCGGGGCGAGATCGAGGCGGAGCTCGACGGGCGGCGGTGGACGCTGTGCCTGACGCTGGGCTCGCTCGCCGAACTCGAGACGGCGTTCGAGGCGGACGATCTTGCCGGGTTGGCCGAGCGGCTGGCGGCCGGGCGGCTGTCGGCGCGCGACGCGATTGTGCTGATCGGCGCCGGCCTGCGCGGCGGCGGTGCGGATGTGAGCGACGCCGAGGTGGCGGCGATGGCGTCGGCCGGCGGCGTGCCGACCTATGCGGCGATCGTGGCGCGGCTGATCGGGGCGGCCTTCGGGGCGGGGGAGGGGAGCCTTTCCGGCGAGGTTGGCGACAGGGCCGGCGGAGATGGGGTCGGGGCGGATCTCGGGGAGGGCGGCGCAAACCCTCGGCTGCCGCGGGCGTGAGGCGGCAGCCGGCGTTCGCGGCGCGATCGGAGAACGGTGGTGAAACCCTCCCCCCTCGCGGGGGAGAGCCTGCCCCGGACTTGATCCGGGGTGGCCGGCGAAGCCGGTCGGAGGGGGGGCCGCGCGGGAGCGCGGCGGTCGACCTGAATGCTCCCGGACGGGCTTCGACTCGTGGCGCCCCCCCTCCCTGCCCTCCCCCGCGAGGGGGGAGGGTTCGCCTCGGTAACCTCTCCAACCGGAAGCCGACGTCGAAGCCGTTGCGGGCTCCTTCTGAGGCCGTGCCGCCCTGGGGCGTGATCCCCTGGGATGCGGTGATGGCGTTCGGGATCGGGCGGCTCGGGCTGTCGCCGGCGGCGTTCTGGCAGGCGACGCCGCGGGAGCTTTCGGCGGCGGCGCGGGGGATGAACGGCGAGGGCGTCGGGCCGGCGATGGGGCGGGCGACGCTCGCGGCGCTGGCGGCGCGGTTTCCGGACGGGGGGTAGAGGCGGCGGCACGTCCGGCAGGATGGCGAGGCCGTTCTCGGGAGGATCAGCATGGCGGACGACGACATGTCCGGGCTCGCCGACGGCGAGGCGGTGGTGGTGGCGGCGGAGCTGGCGCGCACCCTCGACGGGGTGCGGCGGACCGCGCGCGGCATCGCCGGCGACCTCGGCACGGGCCTCGCGAGCGCCGTCGTCTACGGCGAGCGGCTCGACCAGGTGCTGGCGCGGGCGGCCGAGCGGCTGACAGCGCGGCTGCTCGACCGGGCGCTCACGCCGCTCGAGGGGATCGTCGCGGGCGGGCTGTCCGGCCTTGCCGGGGCTGCGGCGGCGACGGTGGCGCCGATCGCGGTGGCGGGTGGGGCGGCTGGGTTCGGCGGCGGGAGTGGTGGCGGTGGTGGCGGGAGCGGCGGCCGCGGCAGCGCCGGTGTCGCCGGCTTCGGCCGAGGCGCTGGCGGCGCCGGGGCCGGCGAGCGGCCGGTGCAGGTGACGCTCAACGTCACGACGCCGGACGTCGACGGCTTTCGCCGGTCGGAGGCGCAGGTGTCGGCGATGCTCGCCCGGGCGGTCGGTCGCGGGCGGTGGGGGATGTGAAGGGGAAGATCGGCAGTCGGCAGTCGGCAGTCGGCAGTGGGAAGGCAGGGGGCAGTGGGCAGTGGGCAGTGGGCAGTGGGCCGTGGATGCAGAGGGTCGCTGCCCTCGTCCTTCTCCCGCTCGCGGGAGAAGGTGCCCGAAGGGCGGATGAGGGCGCGCTGCGGAGCGGCGCGGAGAGGTCGACGGGAGCCGCTTCGGCGCGCTGCGCGCGCCGCCCTCATCCCCCTGCCGGGACCTTCTCCCGGCCCGCTGGGAGAAGGGGTTCGCGGCCACGCCGCGCCGGCAGTCGGCGGAATCGAGAGGGGAAAGGGACCATCATGCCGACGGCGTTTCATGAGGTGCGGTTTCCGATCGGGGTGGCGTTCGGGGCGGTCGGGGGGCCGGAGCGGCGGACGGAGATCGTCGTGCTCGGCTCGGGCCGCGAGGAGCGCAACAGCCGCTGGGCCCATGCGCGGCGGCGCTTCAATGCCGGCACCGGCATCCGCAGCCTCGACGACCTCGCGACCGTCATCGACTTCTTCGAGGAGCGGCGCGGCCGGCTCACCGGGTTCCGCTTTCGCGACCCGACCGACTTCAAGTCGTGTTTGCCGAGCGGCGAGCCGGGGCCGGAGGACCAGAATATCGGCACCGGCGACGGCGAGCGGCGGGCGTTCGCACTGCGCAAGCGCTATGGCGGGTCGCACGCCCCCTACTGGCGGCCGATCGAGAAGCCGCTCGAGGACTCGGTGCGGGTGTCGGTGGACGGCGAGGAGATCGGCGCCGGCCACCTCGCTATCGACGCGACCACCGGGATCGTGACGCTGTCGGTGGCGAAGACGCCGGCGGAGGGGGCGACGGTGACGGCGGGCTTCCGCTTCGACTGCCCGGTGCGCTTCGACACCGACCGGCTGGAGATCGACCTCGCCGCCTTCGAGGCCGGCGCGGTGCCGGTGGTGCCGATCGTCGAGATCCGCCCGTGAGGACGCTGCCGGCGGGGCTCGCCGCACGGCTCGCGGAGGGCGCGACGACGCTCTGCCGCTGCTGGAAGATCACGCCGCGGTCGGGCGGCGGACGCGCCTTCACCGACCACGACCGGACGGTGAGCTTCGGCGGCGACGACTATCTGCCGGCCGGCGGCTTCGAGACCAGCGCCGACACGGCGAACGCGACGCTGGCGGCGGGTGGGGCGGAGGTGGAGGGGGCGCTGTCGACGGAGGGCATCGACGCCGCCGACCTCGCCGCCGGGCGGTGGGATGGGGCGAGCGTCGAGGTGTGGCTGGTCGACTGGAGCGAGCCGGACCTGCGCGTGCGGCTGCGCACCGGCACCGTGGGCGAGGTGACGCGCGCCGACGGGGCGTTCCGCGCGGAGCTGCGCGGGCCGGCCCAGACGCTCGAGGAGGAGCGCGGCCGGCGCTTCGCCCGCGACTGTGACGCCGACCTCGGCGACCAGCGCTGCGGCATCGACCTCGACGACGGCGACTACCGGGGCGTCGCCACGGTGGCGGCGGCGGACGGGCGGACGCTGGTCGTCAGCGGGCTCGGTGACTTCGACGACGGCTGGTTCGCCGGCGGGCGGGCGCGCCTGACGAGCGGGGCAGCCGACGGGTTTGCGAGCGAGATCCGCCGGCACGCGGTCGACGGGCCGGGGGTGACGATCGAGCTGTGGCGGCCGCCGCCGGCGGCGATCGGGGCGGGCGACACGGTGGTGGTGACGGCCGGCTGCGATAAGCGCTTCGCCACCTGCGTCGCGAAGTTCGACAACGCGGCCAACTTCCGCGGCTTCCCGCACATGCCCGGCGACGGCTTCGCCCTCGCCAACCTGCCCGACGGCAGTGGCGCGAACGACGGGGGGACGATCGTGTGAGCGGGGGTGGGGGTGGTGCCTCCACCGCTCCGCGCCGGGTCCGCCCCCTCCTGACCCTCGCTCGCACCTGACCACCGCCCAACGTCCGACCCCCTCTCTCGAGGTCCTTCCCGGCCTTCTGCCGGGAACCCATGCGGCGGCGCCGCGGGGGCGATGGCCGGGGATGGCGCTCGGGGTGAGGGATGGGGTCCCGGCACAAGGCCGGGAATGACTCCCGTGGGGGGAACGGGTCCGGGGCTGGTTGACGGCGCGGCAGAGGTGACGGGTTGGGTGGTGCTCGGGGAGGGCGATGGGTTCCCGGCCGAGGCCGGGAATGACTCCCGCTAAGGGAGTGCGCAGGAGAGCCTGCGGAAGATCATGGTTAATCAGTGGTTTATTCGGAACCGTTGAAAGGCTGTGTTGGGTGCGGCTCGACGGTTGCGGGCGCTGTCGCGAGCTCTGCCTAAACCATTGGGTAAAATGAACTTTTCCATACGAGCAAATGCGCAGGAAAAGGCCGCTCGGGTGGCCGGAACCGGTCGCCGGGCCTTGGCGCCGCCGGAGTGGCAAAATCGCCGTGATTTCCGTGGGATGGATGCCCCGGTCGAGCCGGGGCATGACGGATGGGGGTGGCGGCGGCGGGTCGCACCTCACGTGAGGTGTGGTGCTTTTAGTGCCGTAATTTCAATTAATTAGAAAGATATTCTCGCAATTCACGCGATCCTGTTCATCCTTCTTAAACCATGTTCGGAGGTGGTCATGGCGGGGCGGGGGGCGATCGTCGCCGAGGCGCGGGCGTGGATGGGGACGCCGTACCGGCACCAGGCGTCGCGGAAGGGGGTCGGCTGCGACTGCCTCGGGCTGGTGCGCGGGGTGTGGCGCGGGCTCCTCGGCGAGGAGCCGGAGCGGGTGCCGGGCTACACGCGCGACTGGGCCGAGGCCGGCGGCGTCGAGGCGCTGGCGGAGGCGGGGCGGCGGCATCTCGTCGAGATCGCGCCGGCGCGGGCGCGGCCGGGCGACGTGCTCGTCTTCCGCATGGCGACGGGCGGACCGGCCAAGCACGCCGGCATCCTGGTCAGCGGGGATCTCTCGGGCGGCGTCCCGTCCGGCGGCGATGGTCGGCGGCGGGGGGCGTCGGGGTGTGGACGCTTCGTGCACGCCTATGAGGGGGCGGGGGTGGTGACGACGCGGCTGACGCGGTGGTGGGCCGGGCGGCTCGCCTACGCGTTCGCCTTTCCGGGGGTGGACGACTGATGGCGACCTTGGTGCTGCAGACGGCGGGCGCGGCGGCGGGGGCGCTGTTCGGGCCGGTGGGGGCGGCGGTCGGCCGCGCCGTCGGCGGGCTCGCCGGCGCGGTGATCGACCGGGCGCTGATCCCCGGGGAGCGGTCGCAGGGGCCGCGGCTCGAAAGCCTCGACGTGCAGACCTCGACCGAGGGGGCGCCGGTACCGCGCGTCTACGGGCGGGTGCGCATCGCCGGCCAGGTGATCTGGGCGACGCGGCTCGAGGAGGAGACGCGCGAGGAGGGCGGCGGCGGCAAAGGGCGCGGCGGCGCGGAGCGCAGCTACCGCTACTTCGCCAACTTCGCGGTGGGGCTCTGCGCCGGCAAGGTCGACCGCATCGGCCGGGTGTGGGCGGACGGCAAGCCGCTCGACCTCGCCGGGGTGACGATGCGCCGGCACCACGGCGGCGAGTTCCAGGAGCCGGACCCGCTGATCGAGGCGAAGCAGGGCGACGCGCCGGCCTATCGCGGCCTCGCCTATGTGGTGTTCGAGCGGCTGCCGCTCGACCCCTACGGCAACCGCCTGCCGCAGCTGACCTTCGAGGTGATCCGCGCCGTCGATGCGCTGGAGGGGATGGTGAAGGCGGTGACGCTGATTCCCGGCGCGACGGAGTTCGGCTATGCCACCGAGGCGGTGACGCGCGACGGGGCGCCGGGGGTGACGATCGCCGACAACCGCCACGTCGGCACGGCGGCGAGCGATTTCGAGGCGGCGATCGACGAACTCGTCGATCTCTGCCCGGCGCTCGAACGGGTGGCGCTGGTGGTCGCCTGGTTCGCCGACGACCTCCGGGCGAGCCACTGCCGGCCGCGGCCGAAGATCGAGGACGCCGATCGCCGGACGCGCGGCGCGACCTGGGAGGTCGACGGCGTGACGCGGAACGAGGCCGAGGAGACGAGCCGGGTGGAGGGCCGGCCGGCCTATGGCGGCACGCCATCCGACGACAGCGTGGTGGCGGCGATCCGCTCGCTCAACGCGCGCGGGCTGAAGGTGACCTTCTATCCGTTCCTGCTGCTGGACGTGCCCCCGGACAACGGCCTGCCGGACCCGTGGGGCGGCGGCGAGCAGGCGGCGTTTCCGTGGCGGGGACGCATCACCGTGCACCCGGCGCCGGGGCGGTCGGGCTCGCCGGACGGCAGCGGCGACGCCGCGGACGAGATCGCCGGCTTCGTCGGTTCGGCGGTGGCGGCGGACTTCGACGTCAGCGGCCACCGCGTCCGCTACAGCGGGGCGGCGGAGTGGTCGCTCCGACGGATGATCCTGCACTACGCGCACCTGTGCACGGTGGCGGGCGGGGTCGACGCCTTCCTGATCGGCTCGGAACTGATCGGGCTCACCACGGTGCGCTCGGCGCGGCGGGATTTTCCGTTCGTGCAGGCGCTGCGGGAGCTCGCCGCCGACGTCTCGGACGTGCTGCCGGGCTCGACGCTGGTCTCCTATGCGGCCGACTGGTCGGAGTCCTTCGGATACCGCCCCGACGACGGCAGCAGCGACCACCTGTTCCACCTCGACCGGCTGTGGACGAGCCCGCACGTCGATTTCGTCGGCATCGACGTCTACTGGCCGCTCGCCGACTGGCGCGACGGCGACCACCTCGATGCGGCAGCGGCGCGCTCGATCTACGACCCGGCCTATCTCGGCGGCAACGTCGCCGGCGGCGAGGGCTACGACTGGTACTACCCGACCGCCGAGGCGCGGCGGGACCAGGACCGGGAGCCGATCACCGACGGCATGCACGGCAAGCCGTGGGTGTTCCGCTACAAGGACCTCCACGGCTGGTGGTCGCACCGCCACTATGACCGGCTCGACGGCGTCGAGGTGGAGGATGCGACCGCCTGGGAGCCGGAGGGCAAGCCGTTCTGGTTCACCGAGGTGGGCTGTCCGGCGGTCGATCGCGGCGCCAACCAGCCGAACGTCTTCGTCGATCCGAAGTCGTCGGAATCGAACCTGCCGCGCTTCTCCGACGGCGGGCGCGACGACGCCATGCAGCGGCGCTATCTCGAGGCGGTGTTGCGCCACTTCGACCCCGGCGCGCCCGGCTTCGTCGCCGGCGACAACCCGGCGTCCGAGGTCGACGGGGTGCTGTAGCGCGCAAAATCGAATGGCACGGCGCGCAAGATCGGATGGCACCACTTGCGCGCCCTCGCCCGTGTCACGGTGACCGGATAATCAGCTCCGCCGCCGCCCTCGGCCGGTCCCCCACGAAGTAGGTCGTCTCGGCCCCCTCGACCCTCGCCCAAGCGAACATCTCGCGGATCTCGGGCACGTCGTTCAGCGACAGCACGAAGCGTCCTCGAAGGCCCTTGAGGGCCGCCGAGAGGGCCTCGAAGTCGGACCGGTCGAACATCCCCCGGCCGTAGTAGTGCTCGCTGCCGTGATAAGGGGGGTCGACGTAGAACAGCATCCCCTCGCGGTCCCAGCGCCGGATGAACTCCTGCCACGGCAGGCACTCGATCCAGACGCCGGCGAGGCGCTCATGTGCCGCCTCGAGGAGCGCGCCCAGGCGCGTGACGTCGAAGCGGGCCGGCTGCGACGGTGCAACGCCGAAGGTCCGCCCGGCCACCTTCCCGCCGAAGCCGAGGCGCTGCACGTAGAGGAACCGCGCCGCACGCTCCAGGTCGGTCAGCGTCGCGGGGTCCTGGGCGAGCAACCGGTCAAACTCGGCGCGGGAGGCGAGCTGCCACTTCAGCATGTCCATCAGCGCCTGGTAGTGACGCTGCAGGATGCGGAAGAGCGTTGTCACGTCCTGCGACAGATCGTTGATCGCCTCCACCGGCGGCGCAGTCGGCCTACGGAGGAACACACCCCCCATGCCGACGAACGGCTCCGCGTAGCCGCTGTGCGGGATCTCGTCGAGCACGGCGATCACGCGCCGGGCCAGGTTGCGCTTGCCGCCGACATAGCCGGCGACCGGTCGCGCCGGCTGAACCGCCCGGCGCATGGATTCCGTCATTGCTTGAAGCCCTCGACTCCGCCGATGCTCCGGCCGCGGCGAAAGCCGTGGCGGGGCGGCGATCAAGGTTTTCGCTCGTCGGGCGGGGGACTGACGCCAATCTGCACCCCGCTGCCGGCTTCGGCCGGCCCCCGTCTCCCCAAGCCCCGGCGCCTGCCGGTCAAACCTCCTTCCCGATGAACTCGGACCCGTCGAAGCCCTCGGCGAAGCCGCCGCCACTGCCAGAGCTCGCGTCCTCGGTGCCTTCGAACTCCACCGCCGTCTGGTAGCCGCCGGGCCCGAACAGGTGCTCGACGGCGATCGCCCGCCAGGTGCCGGTCGCGCCGTCGCCGAAGTCGAGCAGCATGAGGTCCGCCTCGGCGCGCGCGGCCGTGCGGCCGACCGAGATCAGAAGCGATCCGGAGCCGCTTGTCCGGTTGAGCCGCGTGAGCTCCGCCTCGGCGGCCGCCTTCGCTTCGCTCTGTGTGCCATAGACGTTCCGCAGCACCTGCGCCGGCCCTTCAGCCGCGCCGGTGACCCGCTCGAGCACGGTCTTGCCGGTCGTAGTGTCATGCCACTTGGCGACGCAGCTGCCGAAGCGCTGGCGCGGCACGCCGTCGATCTGCCACTCCACCACGTCTCGCTCGCGCAGCACGATCGGCGGCAGCGTTCCGCCGCTCACCGTCCCGCCGCCGCGCGGCACGAACACCAGCCGGCCAGCGGCCACCTTCACAATGGCGTTGAACCGCTCGCCAAGCCGCGCGAGGAAGTCGATCGCCGACTGGTCGATGCGCAGGAGGTAGGGCAGCGTGATGCCGGCGAGCGTGCCGTCGATCGCCGGCGTGAGCCCGTGCCGCCCGGCGACCGTCGAGACCACGTCGCCGAGCGTCGTCTCGTCAAAGTGCTCGGAGGCCGGCTCCTTCAGATCCTCCCGCAGGTCGGCCGGGCGCGCCGTCATCGTCAGGTACCGGCCATCTCCGGGGTTCTTGCCGATCGTGTAGCCGGCCACAACGAAGTCGCCGAACGCCCGGATCGAACGGCCTTCGAAGCCTCCGGACGGCGACAACACCGTGCCCTCCCGCGGCAGAGCGATGCGGCCGCCGGCGTTGTCGAAGTCGACCTCGAAAAGGTCTGCCACCTCGCCGCTCTCGTCGCGGATGCGCGCCGACTTCAGGGTGGTGAAGAAGGCGCTGCTCACCGGGCGGCCGTCGGCAAGGACCTGCAGGACGGGTTTCACGCCGTCAGCTCCACAAAGAGATCGAGGCCGCCGCCGGCGTGGTCACCGAGGACCGCTCCGGCATGGTGAGGCGGGTGCCGATCGGCAGCACTGCACCACGGGCGGCGAGGCCCGGGTTCGCATTGAGCACGCGCTCCGTATGGCCTGCCGTGGCCCCGTAGTACTCGTGGCAGACGAGGTCGACCGTCATGCCGTCGCGCCGGATCTCGATCACCTCGGCCATCACCAGAGCCCCATGCCGAAGGTGCCGCCGGTCTCGTCATAGGCCGCGACCTCGATGTCGTAGGTGAGAACCTGGCCGGAGCCGTCCGGCCCGATCTCCTCCTGGGCGTCCGAGATCAGGGTGATGATGACGAGGCCCCAGACGCGGCCGAGCGTGTCCGCCCCGAAGCCGACCAGCGGCACCGGCAGGCCGGCCGCCTGCGTCAGGCGGATCGCCTCGAACTCGGCGCGCCCGCCGAACTCGCCCGGCAGGAGCACGCCGCTGATCGTCAGGGGATCGTCGCCGAAGCCGACGAACTGCCGCGATGGCCGGACGCCGAGCCGGGGCACCGAGGCCCACAGTGCCTCGGTCAGCCGCTCGAGGCGCTGGTAGTTGAGCGGCAGGACCTCGAAGACGTGCGGCCCGAGCGCCATCAGCGGCCAGCTCATGTCGACACCCCGTCGTGCAGCGCGCCGGCCTTCGCCTGCTTGATCGCCTGATCCTGCTTGCGCATGACGCGGCGAGCGACCTCCTCCGGATTGCCCGCGCCGGGGATGGTGAAGTTGTTGGTGATCTGCTGAGGGGGCTCCCCAGTCCCTCGCCCGCGTCCGCCGCGCGGCTGCATCGCCCCTCCTGGAAGCGCCTCCGGCACCGGCAGGCCTCCGCCGCTCGCGCCGGGCTTCGGCCGGGGCCGTGCTCCCGCCGCCACCGCCTGCGCGATCGACCGCATCGCGCCTTCCGGCAGGGCTCCGGCCCACGGCTTGCCCTTGCGCGTCTCGACGGGCTCGACGTGCCAGTCCTCCCAGCTCATCGGGAACTTCAGCCCGAAGCGGTCGGCGTTCTCCTGGAACCACTGGACGACCTCGCGCGGCACGCCCTTGCGCGTGTCGAGGGTCTTGCCGTCCCACGTGAGGTCGGCCGCCTGACCGAAGTTGTGGAGCGATCGCCCCGGCCGGGCGACCATTCGGCCGGACTTGTCGCTGCGGTTCCACAGGACCCGCTGCTCCTCGATCGACCGATAGCCAGATCGCACCCCGAACGTGCCGCCGAGCACCCTCTCGGCCTCGGCCGCCATCGCAGCGAGCCGAGCAGCGAAGGCATCGCTCAGGCCATCGACACTGGAACCTGGCTTCCCCTTGGCGAGACGTGACCGCAGGAAGTCCTTCGCCGAAGACGGGTCCCCGATGTCGGCGGGAACCTGCATCGGACCGGCCGCGGAAGGGGAGCCGAGGCCAGTTCCACCACCGGAGCCGCCTGAGACACCGCCTGATGGGCCGTTGCCGGAGCCGCCGCCTGTGGCGGTCCGCGTCGGACCGCCGCCCGGATGATAGGCAGCGTCCAGAATGCGCGGCCCATCGCCGCCGCCATAACCACCACCACCGCCGCGCTGCCAGCGGACCGGGATGTCGAGGCCTTGGCGGAACATCCGCTTCAGCCGCTCGAAAATGCCGGTCGCCTCCTTCTCGACCCGTGCACCCTCCGTCGCGAGCCCGTCGGCCGTTCCCTTCCCGAGTGCCTCGCCAGCCGTTTCACCCGCGGCAGCCGCCTCCTCCGCGAGGACCTTCTCGAGGTCGGCGATCGCCGCCTCCAGTTCGGCGATCTCGGCCTCGCGACCGGCGCGCTGACCGGCAAGCGTGTCGACGTCCCCCCGCGGCCCCGGCATCGCCGCCAGAGCCTCGCGCTGACGTGCGAGTTCGGCCCGCAGGTCGTCCAGCACCTCGTCCTTGGTGGCTGTCCCGGCGCCGGCGTTGCCGGGGAGCACCCGCTGGATCATTGGCGTTTCCGGGAACAGCCAGTCCGGCAGCAGCTTGCGGATGGCATCGCTCCACTCCTGGCCACGCTTGGCGTTCGCCTGGAGCTCTTCGATCGTATCGGGGGAGAACGCCGCCGCGAGGCCGAGGATGCCGAGCAGTCCCCCGAGGCGACGAACGCCGACACCGCGGTTAGCCCCGCCAGCACCGCCGCCCACAGCCGCTGCGCCAGCCGCCGCACCGCCGGCCGCGGTGCCGGCCGCCGCCGCCCCACCGGCAGCGGCGCCAGCCGTGATGGCCGCCGCCGCCTTCAGCGCCTTCACCGCCGCCACCAGTGAGAACATCTGCACCCCGAGGTCGAACAGCATCGGTGCCAGCCCTATGCCGGTGACCCAGGCGGCCAGCTTGCCCCACCCGCCGACCCAATCCTTGATCTCGACGACCGCCTTACCGAACTCCTTCAACCCCTCTGCGATGCCCTTCCAGTCCACCCCCCGCACCGTCTCCGCCAGGCTCTTCGCGAAGCCGCCGATCTCGTCGGCGAGCATGCCCCGGTTCGCCTTGAGCCAGTCGGTTAGCTCCGTCGTGAGCTCGCTGAGGACCGGCAGCACCTGCTGGGCGATCTCGTCGCGCAGGCTGCCGAGAACCGTCTTCATGCGGTCCAGGTTCTCGCTGAACTCCTTCGCCGCCTTCACCGTCTCCGGATCGACGATGCCCATCAGGGCGCGCGCCTCGGCCCGGGCAGCGTCCATGCCCTCACGGCCGCCCTCGGCGAGGCTGATCATCTTCTCGCCGCCGCCGCCGAAGATCGCCTTCGCGCCGTCGATCCGCTTGCTGGCGTCCTTCTCCTGGGCGAGCGAGTTCACCAGCGTCTCGAAGACGAGCGCCACCCCCTCCGGGGTCGACGTGTCCATGCCGCGGATGGTCTTCAGGAGCTGCGGGTTGTTCTTCTTCAGGAAGTCGTTGAGCTGCCCGCTGCCCTTGCCGAGCTTGGCCCCGCCGACGCCGCCGAGCATCGCCTTCAGGGCAGCGTCGAGGTCCTGCCCCGTTCCGCCGGAAACCTCGGTGGCGTAGCGGAACTCCCGGTAGCGCTGGGTGTCGAGGCCGACGCGGCCGGCCGCCTGGCTGTCGCGGGCAAGGCCGCGGCTGTAGGCAATCGTACCGCCGATGAGGCTGCCGGCGCCGAGCGCACCGCCGATCCCGAGCGCGCTGGCACCCATCCGCGCCGCGCCGAGCCCGAACCGGCCGAGCCCCTTCGCCACGTCATGGATGCGACGGAGGCTGCGGCCGACGCCGTCCGCGGCCCGCTCCACCCGGCCGAGCTCCCGGGCGAACTTGCCCGCATCCCTCTCGGCCTCGACCAGCGCACGGCCAGCATCCTTGCCGATCGCCTTGCCGGTGTCGGTCGCCTTCTCGCCCGCCTTGGCGAGTTGCTCGGCGAGCCCCTTCGCCGCCTCGACCAATTCCTGCACGCTGACGACGGCGGTCGACAGCTCGGTCCCGATGGCACCGGCCTGCTGCGCCGCAGCCGGCAGGCCGCCACCACCGCCCTTGCCGATGTCGGCCAGCGCGGCGGCGGCGGCGCGCGCCGGCGCCGTCAGCTGGTCAACGAGCTTGAGAACGACCTGGACGTCGAAGGAGGACATCGCACCCTACGCTTGGCTGCGGAGCTTCCGGACCGCCGCTTCCGACCACCAGGAGAGGTCGTCGAGCCCGAGCGCGTCGATGGTGTCGGGCGACCAGCTGTAGGCGGCCGCCACCACCTCGATCATGGCGCCGAGGTCGGCGGCTGCATAAAAGACGCGATGTCGATCTGGCCGAGCGCCGCGAAGAGCTTGGTGGTGTCGTCCACCTCGAGGGCATCGATCACCGCCTCGTCGACGCCGGCGAGGATCGCGACAACGGGAGCCAGGTCGTCGAAGACCGCGAGCATCCCGAAGGGGTCGCCCCCGGCCTCGGCCTTCTCGGCCTTCTCGCCCAGCGCCACGAGCTTCGAGAAGGCGCCGGCCCGATGCAGCTTGCGCAGCTCGCCCGTGCGCGGCTTGCGCAGCGTGAGCTCGGCATGCTTGACGCCGCCGACCTCGACGGGGGTGGCGAGCGGAACGGTGACGGCGGAGAGTTTGCTCATCACTGCCTCAGATGCCGAGGATGCGGTTGCGCTGCGCCGTCACCTCGACGCCGTTCACGATGCGGCGGTTGGACTTCAGGTAGAAGCCGTGCACCACCGTCGAGCCGATCGCGTCCGTGTAGGTGTGCACCGATCCGACCTGGTACTGCATGCCGATCAGGTCCGGCGACCGGTTCTGGGCACTCTCGATCGAGTTGAGGCAGCCGATCACGGTGACGACGCGCCGCTTGGCGTCGCCGTTCATCTCGTCGATCAGCTGCTCGACCAGCGTGTAGGTGCGGTGGCGCCCCGTCGCGAGCCCGAACAGCGCCATCGTCTCCGGATCGCGGTTGATCAGCGAGAACGACATCGTCAGCGGGGCGACCGCCGACAGCCCGACCTGATAGCCCATGTGGCCGCCGCCGGGCGTGAAGTCGCGGGTCTGCGTGGTGAGGGCGGGAAGCTGCACCGTCTCGGTGACGAGGTGCTTCGACACCCCGTCGCAGAACAGGGCCCAGCCGTGGACGATCTCGCGCATCTGCGACATGAGGGCGGCTCCGTCAGGAGGTCAGCTGGTTCTGCTCGAGCGCCGACAGGATGTCGGTGGCGAGCACGTCGAAGTAGGCCGCGTTGCGACGCGAGCCGAACTGCAGGTCCTGCAGCGGCGGCGTCTCCTCGGCGTCGAACTCGACGCGCAGGATGCCGCTCCGCAGCTCCGCGTTGCTGTTCTGCTCCGGCAGCCAGTAGGCACGGCCGCCGAGGATGGCGCCGGCGCCGGTGAGCTCGTCCAGGAACTGGTCGAGCGACTGGATGACGGCCACGGCCAGATGCTTGTCGAGGTTCTGGTCCATCGCCCAGCGGAAGGCCCGCACGATCGACCGCTCGATCGCGTCGCGGGTTCGCCGGACGTTGACGAACCGCCAGAGCGGGTCGATCGCCAGCGTCTCGTTGCCCCACAGGATGCGGTTCTCGATGACGGTGGCGATGCGCTGCTGGTTGAGCGCGTTGGCGTCGTGGTCGGTGTCGCCGTCGTAGTAGGAGATGGGCACCGCCGTGCCGAGGCAGCCGCCGATCGCCTGGTTCGAGGGCGACCAGTAGGGGCCGCCCTTCTGCTTGTCGCGCTTGACGAAGAGCGCGGCGACGCGGGCGGCGAGCGGGGCGGTGACCACCGCCTCCGCCACCGACGACCACACCTTGATGTGCGGCCAGGTCACGTAGAGGCGCGCCCCGTCGGTCCAGGCCGCACGCCAGGCGAGCGCCTCCGCCCGGGTGGCGCCACCGGCATCGACGACGGCGATCGCCTTCAGCTTCGTCGCGACCGCCTCGAGGGCACCGACGAGGGGATTTGCGACCGCACCGACGACGACCGTGCCGAGCGTCGCGCCGGTGCCGCCGCCGCCCGTCAGCGACGCCGTCGGCGCGGTGGTGTAGCCGGTGCCGGGATTGGTGATCTGGATCGCGACCACCTTGCCGGCGTCGGCGCCAGTGCCCAGCACGGCGGTCGCGGTCGCGCCCGTGCCGCCACCGCCGGTGAAGGCAACGGTCGGGGGGGTGGAGTAGCCCGAGCCGGGGGCCGTGACGGGAACCGACAGCACGCCACGGCTGACGAACTGCGTTGTGTAGCCGGGGGCGATCAGGATGCCGGGGTCTTCGCCGAAGAGGTTCCGGCAGCGCAGCAGCGCATAGACGCCGCTGAAAGCCGCGGCCGAGCCGATCATGTTCGCCGTGGTCTCGGTGACCTCGGTCGACGGCGTCTCGCTCGTCGACTTGGCCACCCGCACGGCATAGATCCGCGCGACGATCCCCTGGTCGGTGATGGCCTGGAAGTTGTCGAGGCCGGTGCCGGTCTCGCCGAGCGCCGCAAGGGTTGCGGGATCGTTCGAGAAGCACTGCACCACCGAGTTCAGCGGGAAGACGTCCGCGTCGGCGTCGGGGGCGGTGAAGACCATGCCGATCGAGGTGGTGTTGTCGAGCTCGACCGGCCGCGGGCTCTGGCCGGCGTCGAAGACGCGGATGCCGTGGTTGTAGGTGGTGTCGGCCATCGGAGATCCTTGGTGGCTTGACCCGGGGAAGCGATCCCTGCGACCCTATCGGTGGCAGGCACCACCATCGCCGGGGACGCGCGTCCCCGTGGGCCGCCTACCGGGGGACGCTCGAACAGGAGATGCCCACCATGGCCGACCAGTTGCCAGTGCGCGCAGAGATTGCTTTCGATATCGCCCGAGATCTGGCTGAGCTTGGTCGTCGCGCCCGGCTGCATGGTTTCAGTGACCTTGCTGTTCAGATCGAGTTCGCGGTCGCATCAGCCGACCAGGCGGCCGCTACCGAGATCGCGAAGGTTACGCGTGCGGCTGGCACGTCGTTGGAGGTTCGTCGGCGGGGGTGAATTGCGGCAGGCCGAGGCTTTTCGGGACGCGCATGCGCGAACACGAGGTGCTATCAAATGGTCCTCGAACCGAAATTCAGACAGGCGGCCTTTCTGGCCCGCACTCTCAAGGGGTTCGAGGAGGTCGCTGAGATTGCCCAATTCTCGCAACTGGCAGAGCTGATCGCCGCGGCGCGGCGAGAAGCAGAACGGCTGAAGGCTATCGACACCAGCGTCATCCCATTCCCAGATCAACGTCGCCCGGGCAAAGTTGAGGACTGACGGTCCCACTGACAGCCTAGGCGATCGGCGGCTCTTCGGCAGGTGTTTCGCCCGCCGGCACGTCCGCGTCGAGCAACGGCGGCAAGGCCGCGATCAAATCCTCGACGCTCCCCGCGGCGCCACCCGCCTGCAGCGTGATGCACGTCGCCCACACCTTCGATCGCCAGCGTCGGAACAGCCGGCCTTCCTCCATGAACGCGAACACCTCCGGCTCCTCGGCGTAGGAGACGGCCGAGCGGATGTCGTCGTAGCCACGCGCCTGGGCGGCGGCGTCGAGGTGCGCCTGGACGGCGGCGGCGTACTCCTGCTCGGTCGGCATGATGTCAGCTCCGGTAGGGGTACTTGAACGCGGAGACCGAGGTCATCGCCCGGTTACCGGTGCCGGAGTTGGCGACGGCGCAGAACAGCCCGAGCTCCGGCGACCAGCGGACGACCTGCCAGGCGTTGTCGGTGGCGCTCGTCTGGACCGTCCAGTTGATCCCGTCCGGGGACGTCATCACTCGGTCGCCCGTCCCGACGCCGACGACTGCGATCGCAACGAAGAGGCCAAGCTGTGGCGACCACTCGACGAAAATCCACCCGTTGTCGGCCGGGCTCGTGCGGATCGTCCAGTTGACGCCATCCGGCGAAGTCATCACGCGGTTACCAGTGCCAGAGAGGGCGGTCGCGGCGAGGAGGCCGAGCTGCGGCGACCACGCGAGCCCGCGCCAGTCGTTGTCCGCCGGCGTCGACCGCGACACCCAGGTGATGCCATCGGCCGAGGTCGAGATCCGGTTCCCGGTGCCGGTGCCGGCCGAGCCGATGAACAGCCCGAGCTCAGCCGCCCAGATGACGCGACGCCACGACTGGGCGCCGATCGACCGCGACGTCCAGTTGATGCCGTCGGGGCTTGTCATCACCCGGTTTGTGCCGGCGCCGGCGATGGCGACAAACAGTCCGCGCTGCGGCGACCAGCAGACGCTGACCCACGAATTGTCCGCGGCGCTCGCCCGGGTGGTCCAAGTGATGCCGTCCGGGGAGGTCATCACCCTGTCGCCGGTGCCGCTGTCCGCCACGGCCACGAGGAGGCCAAGCTCCGGCGACCAGCAGACCGAGCGCCAGTTGTTGTCGGCCGCGCTGGTGCGCACCGTCCAGGTGATGCCATCCGGCGAGGTCATCACGCGGTTGCCGGTGCCGCTCGCGCCAACCGAGACGAACAGGCCAAGCTCCGGGGCCCAGCAGAGGCCGCTCCAGTTGTTGTCGGCGGCGCTCGTGCTCGAGAGCCAGGTCGCGCCCGAAAGATAGTTCCGCTGGGGCACATTCGGCCTGATCCGGACTGCCGCCGCGATGGCTGCGGCCTGGGCGGTCGAAACCGGCTTGGCCGTGTCGGCGGTGTTGTCGACGTTGCCGAGGCCGACGTGCGTCTTGTTCAACCCGTCGAGCTTCGCCTTGTCGCCCGCCGCCATGAAACCTGGCATCGTCGCGGTCGCTTGCGGGTGTTCATGACCGCGAGGCGCACACCCGAGCGGCGACCCCTCGACCATGACGGCCGCGAGCTCGTCGCGGAAAGCGGTCGTCTTGCCGTCGTCACTCACAGCCGCAATGGTCGCCCCCGAGATCGAGACCGCGACGACGTCGTCGTCTTGCATCGCGGAGTTGGCGCTGTTGAAGTACCCGGTCCGCAGAAGGCCCTTGAATGTGGAGACGCCCTTGGCGGCCACGACGACCTGTCCGGTCACCGGGTCGGTCTGAACCGCCGTCGCGGCGCTCCCGGGGCCACCGAGGCAGCAGCTTGCCTCGAGTTGGATCGTGTCGCTTTCCTGCTCCCACATATCCCGGACCTGATCCGACAGCGGGGTGCCGGAACCGATCCGCACCATCTTGATCTCTGTCCCCGACGGCAGCGGCTTGCTGGCGTCGACGCGCGCTCCGTAGCGCACCGTCGCCGAGGCGTTGGCGAGCGACCCGACGGCGCTGGCATCCGCGGTCGCGGCCACGACGCCGTTCATCCACACCCTGATCTCGGCGCCGACCTTGGTGCAGACGAAGTGATTGAAGGCGTCGACGATCGGGATCGTCGCAATGGCCTCCGCGCCGTCCGTTCCATCATTGACGGAGAAGACGAGCGTGGAGCCGAGGCGGGCAACTTCCCAGCGCGCCCCACTCGACGGCGCGCTCGCCCGCTGGATGACGGTGCTGTCCGTCGCTGCGCCGCGGATGAAGAACGCGACGAAGAAGTCACCCACGAAGTCGAGGTCGGCCGAATAGACGTCGTCGACGTAGTTCCCGGCGCCCCAGCCGGTGTGCTGTGCGATTTCCCCATAGTTTGCGGTTTTCACGGCAGTCAGCGCCCCGACGACGCGCGCGTCGCGGCCTCGAAGGCTGCGATCCGCAATCGATACCTCTACGCGGACATCCTGCACCGAGCCATCGAAGTCCGATGTCGGGACGAAGCGGAGGGTGTCGGTCGTCGATCCGGCGGTGAAGCCGACGACGTACTCGCCGTTCGCCGAGACCGAAAGGGCGCCCGCCTCGTCGCTGGCCGTCAGCAGCGACACAGCGAGGCTGCCGGCCGACCTGTTGCCGACGAGGAAGCGGACCCGGTAGCGGACGCCGGCCGTGAGACCGGACAGGGCTCGATCGAGCGCCGCCGTGCCGCTGGCGTGATCGAACTCGCCGGTATCGTGCGTCCAGCCGGCACCGAGCGTCCAGCCGGTCGTCGACGTGCAGTCGTCCGCCAGCGGCGTCGCACCCGAAACCCCGCCGGCGGTGTTGTCGCAGAAAAGAGCCCGGACGACGCTGTTCAGCATCCACCCGCTGTTGAAGTTGTGGGAGATGCGGGCCATCGCGACCGCAAGTGGCTCCTCGGCGCTCGGCCGCCGGATCACGAGGCCGCGCGTAGTCGCCTCCGCCTCTCCCGACACGCCGACGGTCTGGCTGATCAGCGCGCTGGTCGAAAGCGTCTTGAACGACGACGCATCGTGCGTCGACGTCGGGAGCGGCATGTAGTCGACCGCGCCCTCGGGGGTCACGGCCTTGATCTCGCTGTCCGAGGCGAACGAAACTGCGACGTAGCCGCCGGTTCTTGTGACGTTGGCGACGTTGCCTTCGTCGTCGATCAGTGACAGGCCGTTCGTGGTGGCGATCAGAATGTGCGGCGTCGGCAGGCCGTTCAGCCCGGTGGCGGCGCCGGCCAAGACGCGCATCGCGACGTCTTTGATGTTGTACCCGCCGATGGCGATCGACGGGTCGCCGGACAGCCGGGAGGCATTGACCGGCACGTTCGACCCCACGCCAGGATAGGTATCGAAACGGCCGCTGCGGTAGAAATACCTGACGTCGCCGGGGATGTCCGCAACCGCAAGGCCGCCATTCATGCCGACGCAGATGATGCCGTTCAAGGCGACAACTGCGTTGATGTCGCCTTCCGCGACGTGCATGAACGTGCTGACCCAGAGCGCGGGTGCCTTTTGCTCTGTCAGTTGCTCCGCATCGTAGACCTGGAACGAGTTGGCGGGACTTCTGGCAATCAGGATGGCAATCGCCGGGAAGTCCCGCCTGGTGCCGCGCGACGGGCCGCTTGGCGACGTGAACGCGAGCGTGTCGTGCGTCCGCGCGCGCCAGGCGCCGCCGTCGCTGTCGAGGCGGGTGTCGTAGACGAAGGCGCGGCGCTGGCCTGTGAAGGTCGTCCCCACCAGCGAGTCGATCGGCGAGCGAACGCCGAAGCGCAGGTTGCCTGTGATTTCAGGGTTGAACGACGACGCTGCTTTCAGCGCGGCTCGCGCCGCCGTGTCGTCCGCAGCCCCGAGCACCGATCGCCAGAAGCCGCTGAGCGGCGTGAGCGCCGCCGCGTCGCCGGCGGAGAAGTAGGGCAGCCGGTCGCCCGCCGGCGTCAGGCCGGCGAGGAGCGCCGAGGCGGCCGTGGCGGTCTGCTTGCCCGCCAGCAGCGCGTCGGCCTCGGCCTTCGTGTAGCGAGCGGCGAGCGAGGCGAGCACCCCGGCCCCGAAGTCCGGGTCATTGGAGATGGCGGCCGACAGAGCCGCGAGAGCACCCTGCAGGTTGCCGACCGGCACAAGGCCAGTCGCTGCCACCGCGACGTGCGCGGCCATCGAGGCAGCGATGCCCGCGGTGATCGACCAGGACGAGACGGTGCCGGTGCCCTGCGTCGAATAGACGTCGACGGTGAGTACGCCCGTCTCGCTGTTGTAGCCGAGCTTGCGGGCCCACATCGCCTTCGCGGGATCGTCGGCGGCAACGATCGCAAGCTGTGCCGCCGGCGCGAAGGCAGTTCGCATCCCGACCGGGATGGTGAAGGTCTTCACCCCGGTGCCGATCGCCGTCTCCGACACCGAGGTCGCGCTGAACAGCACACCCATGTCGGCGGCGGCGCGGATCTGCGCCAGCAGCGGCGTCACCACGGCATTGATGAGCGTATTCGCGTCCTGCGTCATCAGCACCTGCAGGGCGGCGACGCTCGAGGCGGTTCCCTCGACGCCGGCGAGGCGGGCATCTGCTTCGAGGAAGAGGCGGATGAACACGTCCCGGAGCGGCTCCGCACCGTTGTCCGCCTCCCGCAGGGACCGCTCCCACTCGGCTGCCCGTGTCGCCATGCCGTCACCCCGTCAGGTCAGAGAACGAACGCTCACGCCGCCCAGTCGCGGCGCTGCGTCACCGAGTGCTGGTTCGCCGTGGTGGTGGACCCAAGCGTCGTCCTCACCCGATAGGAGGAGATGTTGGGCAGGCCGTCGAAGACCCACTGGCGGGTGATGATCCCGTCCTTACGGTTCGTCTTCGTCGCGACGGCGGTGTGGTTCGCCACCGTGGCGTAGCCGGCGCCGTGCAGAAGCTGCACCGTCCAGTCGTGATCGGCCTCGACGAAGTCCTTGCTGTTCTCCTCGACGGTCACCTTCGTCGTCGTTCCTGAACCGAGCGTCCGGATGGTCGAAACATGCACTGACGTCGTCAGGGGCCGCGAGGCGAAGAACCGCGTCCGCTGGCGCGCGATTCCCGGCATCAGGCGGGTGGTGCCGATGAAGGTGATGCGCAGTGGAACGACGCTCGGCAGCGAGTTGAAGGTCGTCGGGTCGTCGTCGAGCAGCCGCCAGGCGCCGCCGACCTGCGCCTCGATGACGAGCTTCGTCCCCTCGGGGATGAAGCCGGTGATGACCGAGGAGAGCGCCTTCATGCCGTTGGTGATCGAGAGGCCCTCGAGCTCCACCGTCACCTTGCTCGCGGCGAACTTGGTGCCGACCAGGCGGAAGCGGAGATCCTTGTCGATCTGCGCCGCCCAGGAGATGCCGTCGGTGGTGGCGAGCAGCGTCCCGTTCACCGCCTCGTCGGAGTTGACGGTGCCGAGCCAGTGGTTGCCGCCCGTCGTCACGATGAAGGCGTAGCGCTCGCCCGCCTCGAGGTAGAAGGGATCGAAGGCCCACTCGTTCCAGCCCTGGATCGCCAGGGTGTCGCGGGTGCGGGTAGACTGTGCGATGAGCTGGTCGGTGTCGGGGTTGCCGTTGTCGCGCTGGCGGAAGACCTGGACGGTGATGTCGCCGGAGGGTCCGATCTCGGTGAGGTCGAGATCGATGCGCTTGTACCAGCCGTCCTTGGGGCACAGGAACGTCTGGGCGACACGGGAGCCCGTCGTCTCCACCACCGCCTCGTCCACGTCCCAGTAGGGCGTCGAGACGCGGATCTCGTAGTAGGACGAGTGCTTGCTCTCGCGCGTCACCTTGAACTTCGAGCCGACGAGGTCGATGTTGACCTTGTTGCCGGTGACCGGGTCGCGGACGGTGATCTTCGGGTTCTTCGCCAGCTCCTCGGCAACGGCCTGCTCGCCGACCTTGCCGCCGAAGAAGCGCCAGGTCTGGGAGAGCTTCTTCTCCTTCGCGGCGATCGTCGACACTGCGAACTGGGCGATCGAGATCGAGCCGTCGATGGTATCCGCACCGGAGGTGAGCACGCCGACGGCGGTGTGCTTCGGGATGATGAAGCCGCTTTCGGTGACGTCGACCCGGCTGTCGTTGGGGTTGAGCAGGGCGGCGAGCCTGGTCACCACCTCGGCATCGCCGTGCTGCATGGCGCCTGCCTCGACCTTGGCGGTGTAGCCAGCGAAGCCGGTGTCGGACTCGTCCTCGTTGGCGAACACGTCCATGCCGTAGAACGAGCTCGTGTCCGGAACGCCGAGCCGCTCGCGCAGCTCGAGCACGTCCTGGATGATGCGGTTGGTGGTGTTCTCCAGCGCCCGCTTCTTCAGCTCGCTCTTGATCTTGGCGAGCTCCGAGGTGATCGACTTCAGCTGCTCGTTCAGCTTGGCGTCGACCTCCTGCAGCGCCTTCACCGCGGCGAAGGCGAGCTCGAGGTTGATGACCGCGTTGGCGGTCTCCATCGCCGGGTTGCCGATGATGCCCGACGGGCCGAGCACGATCGAGGCGACGACGATCGCGCCGGCCGGCACCGGCGGCCGGGTGGGGCTCGCCGAGGCACTGCCGGCGACGATGTCGATGACGGCCGAGCGGGCGATGCGCGTCGAAACCGGCCGCGGCTGGGTCTGGCGGGTCGCGGCGTCGATCAGGAACTTGCGGACCTGCGTCTCGGTCTCGATCTCCTGGCCGGTGACCGTCACGAGCACGATGCGGCTGTTCGAGCCTGGGACGAGCGATGCGAGCGAATGCAGGCTGTTCGACGCCTTCTCGTAGACGACGCCTGTTCTGAGGTAGTAGCCCGACCCGACGCTGATCTCGAGCGCGCCGGTCTTGGCCACTGCCATCGGGATGTACCGTCCCTCGTCGAAGAGGAGCTCGCGCACGACCATGTCGATGGCCTGCTGGATGAAGTCCTGCATCGCCGCCATCTCGGCGACCGGCAGCTCCTGGTAGGGGTGCAGCTTGATCTTCTTCTGCATGGGGTCACCTCAGGGACAGATCGGCCCAGGTCCGCGCGGTGCGGAGTGAGCCGGGTGGCAGGATGTCGAGATCGAGGAGGACGCGGTCGCGCAGGCTCTTCGACACCGTGACGGCATCGCAGACCTGGTGGAGGGCGGTGAGGTCGGGCTCGGTGCCGAGGTGATCGGCGTCGACGAAGGCGTCGTCGAGGAAGAGGACCCCCGGGCGCGCCGGCTCGAGCACGCTCACCAGCAGCTCGGCGGTGAAGTCATCCATGCCGAGGCGGTCGTGGTCGAGGAACGACGAGGGCGCAAAGGACGGCGCCCCCTCCTCGAGGAGCCGTAGCGCCCGGAACGTGCCGCGGACGTTGTCCTCGCTGTCGAAGTAGCGGTCGATCAGGAAGTCGTCGAGGTAGATGCCGACGGTGTCCGTGACGAAGAGCGTGCCGATGGTGGGCGTGATGTCCTGGACGAAGGGGGTGGGCACGGCGAGGTTCCAGTTGCCGCGGCCGAGGTCGAGCGCCTGGAAGGCCACCGAGAGATAGGCCCGGCCCGGCGGGCTGCCGTCGAGGAAGAGGTCGGCGCTCGCGGCGTCGTCGAGGAAGAAGCCAGAGCCCGCTTCCTGGCTCCAGTAGAACTCGACGACCTCGCCGGTGCGCCCGATCCGCGGGTCGGCGCGGCGCACGAACAGCACGTCCTCCTCGACGTCGCCGCGCTTCAGCGTGGCGTACTCGATCGGCCCGTCGCCGGGGAGGAAGAAGGTCGGCTCGTCCGCCCCCTCCTCGCCAAGAAAGAGGCCGGCGCAGTCGAGGTCGTCGCCCGCGCCTGCGAAGCCGAGGATGCCGACCTCGATGTCGGGCTGGCGCAGCGAGTAGAGACGCAGCTCCGGCAACGTCGCGAGCCAGGTCTGCCAGAGCGCATCGTCCTCGTCGCCGCCGAGGAAGAAGGCCTGTGGCGGCCGCACGACGCCGAGGATGCGGCCGCCCGTCAGGTTCACGTGCCGCCGGATGCCGCCGAGGGTACCCTTGAAGCGGTGCAGGTCGTGGAACTGGTCGACGACGGCGCGCTTCTGCCCCTCGATCCAGTCGTCGCGCCAGATGTCGGTCGAGCGGCCCCACGCCACGAACGGCAGTGCCGCCATCGGCGTGCGCTCGGCGTCGATCAGGTCGGCGATCGGCACCGGCAGATCGACGGCGGCGGCCGCCGCCTCGTCGATCGTCCGCTGCAGCGGCGTCGCGTTGGACGGGAGGAGACTCGTCATGCCGCCACCGCTAGGCTGCCAGCGTCACACACGGCGGGGGAGGACAGAGGATGCCGACCGAGGACGAAGAGAAGTCGGAGGCCATGGAGCAGATGCAGCATCCGGCCGCGCTTGCCCTCATCGCGCTCGTCGATCAGCTGGCCAAGCGCCTCAACGTAGAGAGCGCCGATCTCGCCAAGGACATGATGGTCATGTCCGCGCTCTTCATGGCGGAGGACCGCCCCGCCGCCCGATGCTGCGAAGCAACGTCGACCATCTTGCAGATCTTCAAGGGACTGGAGCCAGCTAGCGCCGTTCTTGCACGCGCAGAGGCGCTGCAGGTTCGGGCTCTGTTCCAGAAGGACGGTCTCCGGGTGGCTGGGGATCCTCCTCCGGCAGACCCAGATCCCGGCGAAGAGCCCTGAAACCCTCTCTCTGCCGTTCGGCCGCGGCAGCCCTGACCGCGGGATCGGGGCTGCGGAGGTCCTCTGCGATCGCCCGCGTCCACTCCCGGAGTTCGCTGAGGCGCCGCACGGTTGCCTGCAGCTCCTCGATGGACGGCGGCACGTAGGGCGGTGGGCGCAGCTTCGCGGCGACCCGTTCCGCGAGCGCCTCGAGATAGACGTCGGACTGCACGAGGTCCTCGAGCCGCTCCGGCAGGTGTTCCCGAAGGCCGCGGAGGTCGTCGTGAAGGCGCCGATCGCCGCGATCGTGGGCTCGTGCTCCCGGCCAGAGCATCGTGAACCGCTTCCAGAGCCGTCGCAGCATCGGATGACCTCCTCGAGGGCGGGTGCGCGCATCAGATGTCGCGCCCCGTGACGGTGATCGTGATCGGCGACAGCACGGCCACCTGGTCGGCGCCGACAACGATGTCGGCCGCCGGCGAGACGAGATTGACCCGCTGTACGCCGTCGACATGGAGCGCCGCGAAGAGCGCCGACCGCCTGAGGTCGCGGCGCACGTAGCCGTTCGCCTCCCGCAGCGCCGCGACCCGCGCGGCCGCCTCGGACCGAACGAGCTCGCCGTCGGGACCTGGATAGAGCGTGAGCTCCGCCACGATCGGGACGGCGATCGGTGTCACCGCCTGGACGAGCACCACGTCGGTGAGCGGGCGCACGTCGTCCTCGTCGAGGACGCGGCGGACGGCCGCGATCTGCGGCGTGTTCGGCACGGGGTCGTTGAGCGGCCCGAGCAGCGTCACCACCACCTGGCCCGGAACCGGCGACACCGCCGAGGCGTCGCGCAGCGCCGGGACGGCCGTCAGGGCGTGGTAGACGTAGGCGCCCTCCGGGCCGGCTGAGCTGAAGGCCTCCATGCGGAGCTGCACGCGCCGGCGCAGGCGATCGTCGCCCTCCATCACAGCGGCCGCCGAATCGGTCGCCGCCGTCACGACCAGGCGCTGCACGCCGAAGTTCGCCGCGTGCTGGTCGAGATCCGCGCCACTGGCAAAGGCGAGCATCGTCGCCCGGGCGGCGTCGTTGATGCGGCCGCGAAGCAGCAGCTCGCGATAGGCGAAGGACTGGAAGGCGACCGCCAGCAGCGGATCCGTCTCGAGATTGCCGACGTCGATCGCCGGCAGCTCCGGCCGCTGCACGCGCAGCGCATCCCATCGGGTGGTAAAGTCGGCGACGAGCGCGGCACGGATCGCCTCGAAGGACAGCGCCTCGACGACGTTCGGCGGCGGCAACCGCGACAGATCGAGCGGCAGGCCGGTCATGCCGTCGCTCCCACCGCAGCGGTGAAGAGCGGTGCCGTCGTGGAGCGTGGCTCGACGATCGTGAAGTTGCCGAGCCGGCCTTCGGGGAAGTAGTCGCCCCAGAGCCGCAGCGCCAAGCGGCCCGCCCGACCGACCTCGACGAGCTGCGCCTGACGCAAGCCGAACTCTGGCTCGCCGTAGCGCGGATCGGCGAGCGCCGTGACGATCTTCCGATAGAGGTCGAGCACGACCGGGGCCGTCAGGTTGCGGCCGATGGTGCCGATCACGTCGCAACCAAAGCCGAGGCGCATGACGCGCTCACCCGGGATCGTCGTAAGGATCTCGCCGATCGACTGCTCGCAGTGCGGCCAGCCGACGAGGATCTTCCCCGTCTCCCGATGCATCCCGGCCCGGTAGCGCACGGCCATCAGACGGCCTCGTCGCCCTTCGGGGCCTTGTCGACGGCCTTTCGAGACGCCTTCGAAGCGGCCTCGGAGATGGGCTCCGGGGTTGCCGCCGGCTGGCGTTCGATCGTCCGTTCGCGGAGCTCGTATTCCGCCTCGGCCTCCGTCAGGGAGACGGATCGCTGGCCGGGCTTGATGCGCTGTCCGGCGACGTAGGTGCCGGCGCGATCGGTGAGGGTGAACGGCTTCTTCTCGGACATGATTTCTCCTCGCTACTCGCTGAGCGGCGGACCGCTGAGGTCGCCGCCGCGCTCGACTTCCGTGTGGACGTGGCTCTCGCCGACCGAGACGGTGTTGTGGGTGAGCTTGTCGCCGGAGGCGTGGACCCCGTCGCCGTCGAGGCGGATCTCGCTGCCGGCCGCGAAAGCGCGGAAGCCGACGTCCGAGAGCTCGATGCGCGACGAGCCCTTCGCCAGGACCAGGATGTCGCCGCGGTCGTCCGGCGCGGGGTGCTCCTCGTCGAAGCACCCGAAGCAGGCGACTGAGTCGGCGCCGACGACGCCGGAGGCGCTCGCGAGATACATCTGCTCGCCGATGTCCGGCTGCGCGTAGATGCCGATCGATCCGGCCCGTGGCCTCTCGACCTTCACCCAGGGGCTCTTCACCATCTCGCCCGTCGCGGGGTCCTCTCCAAGATCGAGACGCACGAGGCCCTTGTCGTCGTCGCGTTCGATCACCTTGCCGGGCATGCGCGCCAGGGCGACCTTGCGGTTGAGGCGCACCACCTCGCGACGCAGCAGTCGGAGCTCGCGGCCGACATAGTTCACGGCGCGTCCTCCTCGTCGTCGGGGAGCGGCGGCGGCGGATCGTCGTAGCCTTCGTCGCCCGGCAGCAGCAGGGTGACGTCGAGATCCTCGGGCAACGGCTCGAAGTCGAAGACGGGCTCGCCGAGGGCGATCAGCGCCTGCGACCAGGTGGTGGCGTAGACGGCGACGCCGCGCTCGACATCGAGCGCCGAGAACAGCGGCCGCATCTCCGGCTGCGGCTCGTCGAGCGGATCGGTGATGTCCTGGAGACCCCAGCGCGGCGCCTGGCCGTCGCGCAGCACGGCGAGCACGCCTTCGGCGAGCACATGACCGACCTCGTCGCGCTCCGACCGTTTGCCGGAGACGACCGCATCCTCGGCGATGGCGTAGGCGGCGAAGTCGACGGCGAGCTGGAAGCTTCCCTCGAGGTCGCGCGGCGGCCGAATGCGCGACACGGCGACGAGCAGCGCTGGGGCCGGCACGATGTCCTTCTTCAGGAGGTCGCCGATGTCGATGCGGCCGGGATGGCGGCGCACCGTCACGCCGGGAAACAGCGGCGCCAGCGTCGCCACGACGGCGCGGTGCAGCGCCAGGAGGCGGCTCGCGGCGAGGCGCTGCGCGATCGTCGCCGGCGCGATCATGGCGTCGTTCCGACGAGGCCGCCGAGGAAGTCGGTAGCGAGCTGCTCGACAACGTCCCCATCCTCGGCCGACAGTCCGACGAAGGCGCGGGGCGGGATCATCACCTTCTTCGCGAAGACCGTCCGGCCGCCGAGCTGGAAGGCCAGCCGCTTGGCCGACTTCGGCTTGATCGTCGCGCCGAACTGGTGGACGTGGGCGAACTCCCAGGACGAGCCGACCTGCACTTGGTCGGGGGCGGCGATGTAGGCGATTGAATCCCGGAGGTGGCGGCCGGTCCGGAGCAGGATCGACGTGCCCTCGCGGTTCGCCGGCCAGGCCGCGCCGTCGGGCGACGTCTTCGTCTCCTCGACCCGCTCGCGCGTCGAGGATTCCAGCAACGCCCCGATGTCCGTCATCAGCTGCAGCGTGTCGGCGGCGGCCAATGCCTCGAGCGCGCCCTCGACCGGCTTCAGGCCGCTCGCCTCGATTTCGATGCGCACCCCGCCCATCACCAGCCCCGCATCCGCTCGCGCGTGAACAGGCGCTCCGGCGCCTCGACCACAGCCTCGTTGGGCGAAAGCGAGGCGCCACCGGCGCCCGGACCGTCGTCGTCGCCGTCGCCGGCATTGAAGGTGAGGCCGCCGGCGCCCTTGGCGATCGCTGTCAGCCGCGCGATCGCCGCGTCGAACTGCTCCTCGAGGCGCTCGCTCGAGCGAGCGAAGGAGAGCGCCACGCGGTAGAGGGCGATGTCGATCGCGTAGGTCTTGACGATGGCGCGGGAGGCGGCGTCCAGGCGGGCGAGCTCGGCCGTCGTGTAGCGGGCGAACAGGATGCCGTTGATGTCCGCGTCCGCGGCCTCGAGTGCGCCCGCAACCCGCCCCGCGTCGAGCACGCCGGTATCCTCGTCGGCGGCGAGCAGCACGATGTCGCGCGGATGGCGCGCCTGGATGTCGGCAAGAGTGGCGTAGGTCGGCATCGGGTCCCGCGGAGCCGGAGAGGCGAAGCGTCGGGGGCGCGGACGTCCCCGACAGGGACCGGGCGAGCCGGCCGGTCAGGACCCTCAGTCGGTCCAGTCGCCCGCGACGGCGCCTTGGGGCAGCGCCTCGAAGGCGGAGCGTGTGAGCGGCACCGGGGCGCCGGCCTGGTATTCGACGCCGTCGTGCAGGATGGTCCGGGCCGCCTCGAAGGTGCGGACCTCGGGGGCGGGTTCGGGAGCGGTCCCCGCCGCCGTTCCGTCGCCCTTGCCGGCTTCGTCTCCGCGACCAGCGGAGACGGCTGCGCTCACGCTGCCGGCCGTGCTCTCGGCGCTTTCGGCTCCGGCGTTCGGTTCCGCATCCGCAGCCGGAGCAGCAGATGCGGAGGTCTCCGCTGGCGCCGGCGGGGCGCCCCCGGTATCGGCGGGTTTCGTGCCGGCCGCCGCCGGCTTGGGTGCGCGCGCCATCATCAGGCGACCGCGTTCTCGATGAAGTAGCCGCAGTCCTGGGCGACGATCAGCTCCTTGATCCGCTCGCCGTTTCGGATGCGGGTGCCGCCCTGCAGGCCGATGTCCTCGTCCTCGATCCGGCCCGACACCTTGGTGCCGTACTGTGCCGTGAAGCCGAAGGTCAGCGAGCGCTGGCGGCTCGCCATCGGATTGAGGTGGAGCACCGCGATGTGCTTGCCCCAGACGCGCGAGAGCACCTCCGTCTGGCCCTTGCGGGCGGTGTTGACGAAGCTCTCGCCGACCAGGAGGTTCTTGATCTCGAAGAGCCGGGCGAACTCCTCGCGCGTGACGATGCCCTGGTTCGTCAGGTTGCCGCGGATCGCGTTGACGATGTGCGGGTGGCTGGAGAGCTTCGACCAGACGGAGAAGCCCATCACGACCGTGTTCGGGCGCGGGCCGAGGGTGCCCTCGATCGCCGTCTTCAGCACCGGGATCGGCGTCGAGTTGGTGTAGTCGGAGAGCTGCGAGGTGCCCGACAGCGTCACCTTGCGGCCCGCCGCGTAGGTCGCGGCGTTGTGCACGATGCCGGCGATGCGCACCTCGCGGTCGAGCAGCATCAGGTCGGCGAGGCCCTCGACCGCCTCCGCCTCCGGATCGTAGAGGCTGTGTCCCTGCGCGCGGAGGCGAGCCGCCTCGGTGATGTCGGAGTTCGGGATCGGCACGTCCAGGCCGTAGTCGTCGACGCTGTCGTCGACCTCGGTGCCGGAGAACTCGACGCGGTTCGGCGCGCCGGTGCGGCCGACGCGGGTGTTCGGCACCGTCAGCCGCTCGCCAGCGTTGAACTTCGTCCACTTGAACTTCTCGCCACCAACCGTGACGCGCGGCAGCACCTGGTCGGCGATGAGGGTGTAGGCCTCGTTGCGATAGCCGATGGCGATCGCGGTAAGAGCCGGATCGACGACGAAGGGACGACGGGGAGCCATGCTGGACCTCGGGTTGACGTGCGCTGCGGTTTCAGCCCGTCAGGCTGGCCGGGACGCGGGATCAGGCGGGGGTGGCGAGAACCTGCTGCCGCACCAGCACCGGGATGATGTCGCCGGAGACCCCAGCATCCATCGCGAAGGCGCCGATGCGGACGATGGTGTTCGTGACCGGCGCCGCCACGACACCGCAGCCGTTGGAGTCGGCGGTCAGCGGGTCGCCGAACGCCACGGTGCCGCCGAGTTTCAGCTCGTACCAGCCGTCGACCACGAGATCGGCCGTGCCGCCGCTGTCGGCCCCCAGCCGCTCCGAGATGCCGAGGATCTTGTCGGTGTTGGCCGAAGCCTGGGTGACAACGCCGGTGCCGGCCTTGACGAAGCGGTTGCCGGCGATCGCCGCCGACGCCTTGAACGACTTGATGAGCGGGGTGCTGCTGCTCACGTGCGGCCCTCCTTCACGGCGGTCACGGCCTCGCCGATCGACAGCGTGATGCCGGCGGTCGCCTGCTTCGCCCGGTAGGCGGAAGCCTTCTCGGCGATCGCCTCGGCCGAGAGGTTGGCGATGGCGTCGGTCGCCGGCGGGTCCCGTCCGTCGAGGCCGGAGGCCTGCAGCTGCGCTGCAGATGCGGCGAGCAGCGCCCTGACGCCCGCGAGGCCCTCGTCGGTGGTGCAGAGCGCCGCGAAGTGGTCCTTCTGCGCGGGGAGGATCTTCCGATCCTTCAGCGCGCCGGCGAGCAGCGTCTCGACCTCGGCGTCCCGCGCCTTCCTCTTCAGGCCGGCGAGTTCGGTCGTGGCGGCCGAAAGGCTGGCGAGCGTCTGCTCGTGCACGGCCTTGTCGACAGCGCCGGCCTTCATCGTGCCGAGCGCGGCCAGGCACGCCTGCTCGGACGCGTCCTCGGTGAGGCCGAGGGCGGTGGCGATCCCCTTCATCGGGCGGGTCTCCGTTTCGGTGGTGAGCTGGGCGGTGGCGAGGGCGCTCGCGAGCGCGGGCGTGCCGGCCATCGCGGGCGCGGCGACGAGGGCGACGGAGTGCAGCCAGGTCGCCCGGCCGTTCTCGTCGTGGTGGAAGGTCGGCGACAGGTAGCGGTGCGTCCGGGCGGCGAGCACGGACTTGCCGCCCTCGAGCCAGTCGACCTGGCCCCAGACGCCGTCGGCGCGGGCCTCGAGCACGCGCAGCCAGGCCTGCGCCGGCGCCGCTTCGCCCTTCGGGGCGCGCAGCGCGAGCGCGTGGTCGAGATCGACGGCGATATCGACGCCGTCCGCCTGGAAGCGGGCGACGAGCACCTCGGGGTCGATCTGGAAGCGGCGGCCGTCGCGGGCGACGAGCTCGCCGCGCGGCAGCACGTGCACCCACTCCGGCGGCTTGCCGTCTGCAAGCGTCACCGCCAGCGTCGAGACGCCGAGAACGAGGGCTGCGGAGGGGCTTGCGGAGCGACCGGACATGGGGGCACGCTATGGCGTCGGTCGATGCCGCTGCGGGGCGGACAATTGTCCGCCCGCGGACAGCACGCTTCGAGGCGCCCCGCGCACCGACCCTCCCCGATCAGCTTCGACGTGGAAGCCGACTAAAAGCCCGAAGAAGCCACTCGGACGATTGCCACGCCCAACGGGGCGGCGAAACCGGAATCGCGATCCTGGGGCTTCCCTGCGGCTCGGGGGTTGGGTATCTTCAACGGGCCGGGAAATCGCTCACGCGACCGTCCGCAATGCCTTCGGGCAAAGGAGGAGGGGCTGACGGCCTCCCCCGGCGTCCACCCTCAAAGCAGATCGCAATCAGCCAGCGTCTTGGTGATGTAGTCCTTCGCCCTCCCGGCGCGGGAGGAGAACATCGTCACCACCTCGAAGCGGCCGCCGTTGCCCTGCGACAGGATCAGCATGAAGCGGCGCCCGTCGATCTCCTTGACGGCGAACAGGCGTGCGTCGCTGCGGCGGCGCCAGAGCTGCTGCGCCAGGATCTCCGGCACCCGCGCCCACATCCAGTCGGGATAGTGGTGGTCAGGGGTGTGGCCGACGGCCGCGTCCGAGGCCGTAACCGTCGGCGGCGCGCGCAGCTTCACGGCCGCGGCGTCCGGCAGCCGGCCGACCGGCCAGGTGGCGTGCGACCACGGCGCGGCCTGGTCGACGTCGGCGACCGTCGTGCCCGCATCGAACAGACGCTTGCGTTCTGCGCCGCGAGCCTGAGCCCGCCACAGGAACGAGGAGAAGCCGTCGCTCTCGACGAGCGCCTCGGTGCGGGCCGCGGCGAGTGGCCCCGGCGATGCGTCGAGCTGCTCGGCGAGGATGCGGCCGAGCGTGCGGCCGCGGCCGACGCCGGGGTTGGTGTGCCAGCCGGGGTCGATGCCGGCCGGGATCTCCGATCGCTCGCCGGTGCGGCGGTTGACGAAGCGCCGCGGCGGGCCGTCGTCCGGCGGCGTCGAGCGGTAGGCGACAGTGCCGTCCATGCCCTGCGGGGCTGGCACGGTGCCGCGCCCGAGCGATCGTTCGGCCTGGGCGGCCGTGATCTGCCGCACGGCGCACTTGCACATCCAGCCGTTCGGCGGGAAGTGCGTCGTCCACCAGGGATCGTCGACCGGCAAGATGATGCCCGCCCACCCGAGGTGTTCCGGCCGAGGATCGCTCGACGTCGTGCGGACGTAGAGGAGGAACGGCAGCGCCTTCTTGGTGCGCTGGATGCGGTCCCACTGTCCCGCGGCGCGCGCCGCCCGCACGTTCGACCAGAACGTCACCTCGAGACGGCGCGGCCGCGAGAAGTCCACGCGCTTGCCGTCGTCGCGGCCTTGCGGATCCGCGACGGTGCGCGGTCCCCACCAGCCGAGCGGCGTCAGACGCTGGCGCATCTCCGCCTGGAACGCCTCGAAGCCGGTGCCGCCGGCGATCGCCTTGTCGATCCCAGCGCGGAACTCGGCGAGCACCCGCGCCTCGGTGACGCCGGCGACGGTGAAGGCGTGCGCGTGCTCCTCCGCCCAGACGTCGAGCCAGGAGAAGCGCGGCGCGAGTTCGCGCTCGCGAAAGTAGGACAGCACCTCCGGCGGCGCCTGCATGCGCGGCTCGATACGGGTGGCGCTGCGCGCTGCGAGTGCCGCGAGGGCGGCGAGGAGCTGGCGGCGGGTGACGGCCGGGCCGGCCTCAGTCGCTGGCATCGCCGAGCCCGCGCGCGATGGCGCCGAGCTGCGCGAGCTGCTCGGCGAGGCGGCGGCAGTCCATCCCCTTCGCCGCCGCCGGCAGCAGCGCGATGAGCTCGTCGAAGTCCTTCGCCTTCTCGACGGCCGCCAGCAGCGGCGCGAGCATCGGCTCGGTCATCTCCCGCCACTCCGACAGGGTGTCGTCGACGAGGTGCTCAAGCTCGGCCTCGACGTCCACCCGGGGCGGGGGCAAGTCGACGGCATCGGCCGAAAGGTTCGCCTGACCGCCGCAGGCGGAACAGCGGCAGGAGTGTGCTGATGTGGCGAGGAGCGCCGCGGTGTGGCGCGTCTCGGCAAGGTTCAGGGCGCGGTTGCGCTGACGATTCTCCGTCGACTTCAGTGGCGGCCTTTTCTCGTCGTCACCCGCGTCGACCTCCGGCGGCCGCTGAGGCGCCAGCAGCTCGTCGCCCTCGTCCGGCTCCGATAGGCCCATCTTCTCGCGCAGCTCTCGCTGCTTCACGCGGAAGCCGTAGGGCATCATCGCCGCGACCGCCGTCGTGAGTGCGGTCACGTCCTCCGGCTCGGCCACCAGCATCTGCAGCTTCGGATAGACGTCCTGCGGGCCAAAGTTGACGGCGACGAACAGTCGGAGGAACCGGTTGAGGGTGCTGGCGGTCTGGCGGCAATCCGCCCGCAGGATGTCGAGGCGCACCTCGTTGTGGACCTTCGCCTGCGCCATCGACGAGCCGTCATCGGCCGTCATCGTCTGGCCGACGACCAGCTTGGAGACGTTGCGGTCCAAGTACTCCAGCAAAGCGCCGAAGACTGCCTCGCCCTTGGAGCCCTCGACACCGATGAACTCGATCTCCATTCCCTGCGGGATGATCGCCGCCGCATCGTTGGCGATCGAGGCGACCGCGCGCAGCAGGGTCGCCTTGTCGGTGCCGGAGGCGCCGGCGTGATATTTGCCGACCCGCATCGGTACGCCGTAGATCTCGGCGAAGGCGGCCCAGTCCTTCAGCGCGAAGGATTGCAGGATGAAGGCCCAGGCGGCGGCGCGGGCGAAGCCGCGGCGGATCGGGATGCCGGCCTTTGCGCGTGGCAGGTGGCAGATGAAGGCGGTCGCAGGCAGCGGGTCGCCGTCGAGGCTGGCGTCGCTGGCGAGGCGCAGCTGCGTCATCCCGGCACGGTCGAACTGGAAGTAGCGCTGGTCGCGCCAGCGGTATTCGACTGGCTGCATCAGCCCGTCCACATAGTCCCAGATCGGCTCGACGACGGCGAAGCCCTTGGCGATGCCATCCGTCAGCATCCCCGCGGCCGCAGCGAGATCCGTCTCCACGACCATCCTCTCGACAGCGTCGGCGATTTTGGTCGGCACGCCCTTCGGCACCTCGAACGAGATGTCGACGCCCTCGATGGCGAGGCGGCGCGTCTGCACCTGACTGGCATAGTGCAGGTACCGCTCCTCCATCTCCTCGGCGAGGGTGAGGTAGTCGCGGATCTCGCCGGTGGTGGCGCGCTTCAGCACGCCGGCGAGCCTCTCCGGCGTCATGCCGGAGGCGACTGCCTCGTGCAGTGTCGCCCGCACGCCCATCACGGTCGGACCGGCAAGCTCGCGGTCAGGCGTGGACAGGACCGCCGGAAGTCCGTCGGGGCCCAGGACGCGCGTCGATCTCGTCACCACAGCGATCGCCCTCCGCTCGGCGGTGCCCAGCCGAGCTGCCGCCCGGCCTGGTCGAGCCAGTCGTCATAGTCGCCGGACGGCCCGATCGCCGAAGCCGGCGTATAGGCGTATTCCGACAGCCCGATCTTCGAGGCGACCAGCATCAGGCAGCCGGCGATCGCCGTGTCGCCATGGCGGTTGAAGCCGTCGGCACCCTTCGTGCGGTGATCGTCGGGAATGCGCGGCACGCCGTTGACGTAGGCGATGCCCTGGTGATCGCGCAGCACGTCCTCGTCGGCCGGCAGCACCAGTGAGCGGTCGACGATCGCCTCGATGTAGGCGGTCATCGCCGACTGGTACCAGGTGGCGGTCGCCTTGATGGCAAGGATCATCGCCTCGCCCCAGCGCTGCTGCGCGACCTCGGCGAGGTAGGCGCCGTTGCCGTTGGCGTCGAGCGCACCGCCGGCGAAACGCGGCAGCCGGTCGGCGACGTAGAACAGGATCTCGCGCTGCTGGTCGAACGGCACGTTGCGCAGCTCGAGCAGCAGCTGCGTCCGGCGCGTCAGGTCGCGCTCGATCGACGCCACGAGCGTCGCCGCGAGGTCGCCGGAGCGGGCGAAGTCCTCGCCGAACACGTGCGGCCGGTGGACGTCCAGCCGCTCGAGGATCGGCCGGAGGTCGCGCTCGCAGAACACGCGGCACTCCGCTTTGCGCAGATCCTCCGGCCGGTTCTTGAACTCGTCGCTGCAGGTCCAGCGGACGATCGGGATGCCGCCCTCCATGCAGGCTTCGATCTGCACTCGCGTCAGCGCCGCCCCCTCGGCCTCGGCCGGGATCGCGTCGAGCTCCTGGCGCATCGCTGCCGTGCGCGGGCCATAGGCGGCGCGGATGCGCGCTTCCCACTCGGCCTCGGCTTCCGTGCTCCAGGTCTTTCCCGTCATCAGGCAGACGCGCCGATAGAGGCCGTTCTCGATCGCCGTCCTGAACGGGATGTGGTGTACAGCGAACGGCACCTTGCCCGCGCGAGCCTCCCGCACAAGCTCGTTGAACGGGTTGTTGACGCCGTTGTGTGTGGAGATGACGCGGATTTTGCCGCCCCAGATCAGCAGCGCGTTCACTGCGTCGAGCACGCCGCGGACGTCCTGGTGGAACGCCGCCTCGTCGATGACAACGGTGCCCTGCAGGCCGCGGATGTTCTCCGGCCGCGACGACAGTGCCTCGACCCGGTAGCCGGAGGCGAAGCGCACCCGGAACGCCGAGATGAACTGGCTTGACCCATCGTCGCGGCGATCCTCGAACAGGAACTCCTCGATCGCCGCAAGCTCGCCGGCCACAACGCGGGCGAAGTGAGCCACGTAGCCGACGAACTCCCGCCCCTTGTCCTTGGTGTCGCCAATGTAGAAGACGTTCGAGCCGCCGGCGGAGCGAGCGGCGGCAGCAAGCAGCGTGTCACCGAGCGCCTCGGCAAACGTGATCCCCGTCCGGCGCCCCTTCTCAGCGAGCTTCAGGTCGCTCTGGTCTTCGAGCCATTCGGCCTGGTGGCGCATCAGGACGCCGTCGGCGAGCGGGTTGAGGTTCGGCGGAATCTCACCGCCACGCGGCAACTCTGCCGGCAGGCCCGCCGGATCGCGCGACAGGACCGGTGCGTCGGTCACTGCCGCAACCCCAGAACGCCGCGCTGGATCTCGGCGATTCTCTCCACCGATAGGCCGGCTTCCGCCCCCACCTTCTCGATCGACTTCCCGACGGCCTCGTCGAGTTCCTTCTTCCACTTCTTCCGCTGATCGACGGAAATCTTCCGCGCCTCCTCGGCCGTCTTCAGCGCCCGCGCGGCCATCATCAGCATCCCGGCACTGTCGCCGTCCGCCGCAAGCTCGCCGGCGTTCGACAGCATCTCGTGCACGAGGGACTTGATGGACTCGGCAACCAGCAGAGTGACGCTGTCGTCGCCGACTTCATCGAGACGCGGCGCCAGCGCATCGGCGATCGCCTTCGTCTCGGCGAGCCGCCGGCCCACCTGAGCGAGGCGCATCGATGTGCGATTGAGCGCGGCCGGGGAAACCTGCGGTGGGTCGGTGAGCCCCTCTGCCCAGGCGGCCGCCCGAAGCCGCGAATTGAAGCCGTCGAGGATATCAACCTGTGTGAGCTTGCGCTCCTTCAGCTGGGCGTAGGCCCAGGCCCGCGCTTCGTCCGCCCAGTCGGGCAGGCGCTCGATCGCCGACAGCTGGCCGCGTCCATCGGGAGCACGTCGTTCGGCCATCTCAGCTCCCGATCGACGGTCGCTTCACGCCCTCGATGGCGGTGCGGCGCTCGACGTGGTCCGCGCCCTTCGCCGTCAGCGTGGCGACTCGGACGGTCCCCGCCTCGAGGACGACGATGGCGCCGATCTCCGCGAGCCACCGCAGCTCCTCGTGCAACCAGTCGCGCGGCCGGGCGATGCCGAAGGTGGTGAGGTGATCCTGCAGGATCGCCGAATTGAGCGAGCCGTTCACCTCCTGGGCGAGCGCCCGGAGGATGATCAGGCGGGCGTGTTCGCGCGTGAGCCGATCCATGATGGGCCTGTCCAAGGGGTTCACCGCTTCGCCTGCTCGAGGAGGAATTCCTGCAGGCGCTCGACGGTGGAGGCGAGCGGTTTGAAGCGCTCATCCATGACCAGGAGACTGCCCTCGATCCTCGCGACCGACATCTCCAGCCGGTGCGCGGAATCCTTGCCCGGCACGTGCTCGAGCTCGCCCTTCACTTCCGTCATCAGCCGCTCTTGCAGCGCGATGCGCGTCTCGAGCATCGTGACGCGCGCCTCCGCTGCTTTTCCACGGTTGCTGACGATCGTGTAGAACAGCGACGCTAGGCCGACGAGGCCGCCCAGCCAGGGCACGAACAGCTGCAGTTCCATCTCAAGGCACTCCGGGCTTCTCGGGCGGGACCGGAGGCAGCGCCGCCCGATCGTTGGGCGGCGTCCGCGGCGCTGGCGGCGCCGCGATGTGCCAGGCCACGAACAGCGCCGTCGCCCCGATCACAAGTGACCGCCACAGCACACGGCACGTCGTGAGGCTGGGATCGGCACTCATCCGTTGCTCCCGATCGCCGTGATGCCGTCAGTTACGAAGAAGTCGCTGACGGCCCTTGCCCCGCTGTCGGCGGCCAGCTCGAAGACGTAGAACCACACTGTGCCGCACGGCGTGATCTGTGGCGTGAGGACAAGGCGGCCGCCGCACCGCGCGACCCGGCCAAGCATCTCGTGCCATGTCTCGGGCTCGACGGCCGGAGCCGCCGGAGTGGTCACGGCGGCCGCAATACTCACGACACGGCGCCTCGCGCGATGCGGACGAAGTCGGGCCGGCTCGCATCGGCGACGGGCTCGAGGTCGAGCCGCGCCCAGATCTTCTCGGCGATGCCCTCGCGACCGCCCATCCAGTCGACGAGGCTGCCGGGTCCGTGATCGATCGAGTACTGGACGGCCTTCGCCGTGACGGCCGATCCGAGGTCGAGCGTCAGGACCCGGCCAGCAGTCGCGCCGCGCACCTGGTTGATCCCGGCACCGATCGCCCGCTCCAGCAGTTGCTCGGCCCGCATCATCCGGAGGAACGTCACGACCTCGGCCGGCAGCTTCCGGCAGAGCGCCGCAACGACCGCCAGCACCAGGGCGGCGAGGTGATCGCCGGCGAAGGCGAGGACGGCATCGGCCCACGCCCCGACGGGAACGTTCACCGTGCTGTCGCCGGCGAGCGCAAAGCCCGGCCAGACGAGCGCGAGCCCGGCAAAGCCGGCGATGCGCCAGAAGCGCCGCAGGACACGGTGTGCGAGCCAGCCGAGCCCGTAGACCACGCCGAGAACGCCGCCGAGCGCCACCATCAAAAGTGCCGCCCGCCCGAGCATGAGGAGCAGCTTCTCGGCGTCAATCGCCGGCGGCCACAAGACCGCGAGATCGATGGTACCGCGAAGCTCCGGCGGTTCGCCGGATGCTGCCGCGGCGATGACTGCGACCGCGAGCGCGGCGGCGGCGAGCACGATAAATCCCAAGCGCATCATGGAAAGCTCCTCAGTCGCGAGGGGGCCAGTGCCACGTCCCGGGGGCATGCCCCGGGTCGTAGTGGGCGGTGTAGGCGTGGTCCTCGACGCCGGTGTCGTTGCAGCCGTCGCGGACGACGTGAAGGTTCACGGTGCCCGAGCGCGCATCCGACGGGTCGATCGGCTTCCAGACCTGGACGACGATTCCGGGGCGGACTTGGCCGGGGTTGCGGCCGGTCTCCGGTAGGACGTAGTGGACGATGCGGCCGATGGTGGGCTGCTGCAC